GGTGTTAGCTGAGCGGTTGCGGCCGGGCGTTTATGAGTTTGGATTTTTGAAGAAGTAGTTGATCCTTAGCGGGGAGGTGATAAGATACCTCCATCAACTTCAACGCGACATTGAGTTGGTGGAGACAATGATGATGAAAAGTATCACTACCCGGTTCCAGAGCGTTTTCCAGCAGCAATCTTGCTGCGATCGTTGTCGCGCTCAGGAACTGCCCAAGGACCCGTCGCGGGGTCCTTGGGGTGGGTGGTACTTTTATGCGACCGTCTGAAATACTCGCTCAAGATCCGTACGGCGACGGACGAATTAGCTTACCGCGTAAGTGGCGACGACTAGAACGATCCCCCGACAAGAGTAAAAGTCGCGCCGCTAAAATGGCTTGCTATATTCTCGAAGAAGCTAGGTTCGCCGATAGCGTTCAGACTCGCAACTATTCTTCATTCGTAATGTCTCGCGGGGAAGCGTGGATCACCGTTCCGGAGTTAGCTAATTTAATCGACGCCGATACTAAAACAACAAGAAGTCTTATGAATGCAACGGTAGCCGCTCAAGGTTGGAAAATTGAAAAGTTGACTACCACTAGCGCACGGGAAATTAGCAACAACGGAAAAGTAATCAAAGCTCCTGGCGTCCCAAAGGGACACGTTATTTCCGTGCTGAATTACGATGAATTAACAGGCAATAAGCTAACTGAAACTTCCCCGGTGGAGTTAAAAAAGTTCCCCGGTGGAATACCCGGTGAAGTCCCTGGTGAAACCACCTGTAATTCCGGTAGGTTAGACAACAAGTTCCCTGGTGACTTCCCCGGTGAAGTCCCTGGTGACCCGTCAAAAACTCCCCTGTCATATAAGGAAGGTAAGAAAGAAGGAAGTATAAAGAAGGAAAGAATGAAGAAAGAAGAGGGGATCGCGCGCGTAACAAAAGATACTACTTCTAATAGATACTCCGCTACGGTAAATAGACAACAACCGAAAGTTTACGAGATAAGGACCTACGGCGAACTCAAGAGCGTCGAGTTGAATGAGCGGTTATCAGCCCGAGTTTTCATCTATTGGTGCAAGACGTGGGACGAGCCCGACGACACACAGCTAACGGAAGCGGTCCAGGACGCCGTTAACGACGCTTCTAACCACTCAACGGAGCAAGACATGCTAAACGCTATCGACGGCTCTAAGGTAGAGGCTGAGAGCTGGTCTCAACGTTTCTATAACAACGGTCTACTGCTGATTCTGAAAAACCGAGAGACGATCCAAAAATTTAGAAAAATCAAAGCTCACCCGCCGAAAGTTGAAAATCGAGAAACGATGGCGGATCAGATAGACGCGTTGGCGGATTGAATCGCTCTTGACTTTCACAAACCAACCGACTACTATCCAGAAGATACCGTCACGCTTTACAACGGCGGTTAGGAGAACAACGATGAAATACTTGACAATCACGATACTGGCTATCTGTATGTTAGCTACTACCGCGTACGGCCAGGATCGGATTTCCGTGGAAGCTACCTCCGTTTCCCACGAGATCAAAGGCGATCTTGACGTACCGTTGCCGGAACTGATCGTCCTGAACGACAACGGGAACCTGGATATTTTCATCTACTGGAAGCGAACGAACAACGTCGGCGTCGGACCTAGCGCGTGGGCTTACTTCTACGTTGACGGTTCCATGCTTATGGCCGCTGGTTTCATTCCCTTCACGTCTTACGAAAGCCACGCGATGAACAAGGTTATCGGCGGACTCGGCGGTGTTACGGAACAACAGCGTACCGGGATAACTTCCGACATGTTCATCAACGACGGCGTAGACAAGCAAGTCGCCAAGAGGTTAGCAAAAGGAAGCGTCGTCGAATTCAAGTTCAACGGCGAAACAGCAACGTTCGCTTTGACGGCCGAATTCAAGACCGCGTTGGCCGCTTGGCTGTAAAAAATTTCACTTATCAAAAGTTTGCGGCTTGCAAACTTTTCGAAAGGAAGAAAAAAAATGAGCACCTCCTACTACGCATCGGTCGTTTTCGGCGTCAAGCTTGACGAAAGCATGATCCCCAAATCCCTTACTCACGAGGAAGAGAAATACGCACAGTGCCCTGTATGCAAGCGCACAGGCGATCCCGACGATCTTTTCTGCTCGAAGTGCGGGGCTGCTATGAAAGAGAAAGCGCACGAGATCAAAAACTACGACCTCGACCCGGATGAATATTCGCATGCCGTCGTCAAGCCCGTAACACCTAAGAACTGGAAGGGTTACGACGCCGGCTATCACGTAAGTGGTTACGAAAGTGGTTACGAAGAAGGCGATACGATTCTAGGAAAGGGTCTTATCTCCTCAATCGACGTCACGCGCGGCAACCACGACGACACGAATCTTATCACCCTTACCGACGCCGATCGAATCGAAGTCAAAACCTTCCTTGACGCGCTCGGTATCGACGCAACTCCCCAACTTTGGCTCGTAACGAGCTGTGGTTAAAAAGTTTGCGGCTTGCAAACTTTTCAAAAATCGTCCGCGGGATTCTTTCAACCGTTAGGACGCGCCCAGACTCGCGGGCTGGTCATTTCACTCTGGGCGCGTCCACTCTTTCTCAACCAAAACGGATCGACCTTGGAAATAATCCTTGACAGATAGTATCTACAAAAGATACAACGTATCTAACGGTTGATTGAAAGGAACAAAAAAATGACTAATGAAACCACCAACGCCCCCAATACCTTCGAAAACCTCGACGCCTTGGGTTTCCGCCCGCCGCCCACCATCTTGGATGCCGGCACGGGCGACCGCTCCATTGAGAAGTACCAGCGCAAGCGCGACGAGTTCAATAAGCTTCCCCGCATTCTGGATGCCGCCGGAAATATCGTTTCGACGGTGCGCGCCGAGAACCGTGAAGATCACGTCATGACGTGGGGCGATTTCTTCCTCAATACACGCGGCCAGCTGGCTCGCGTCACCGACGAGCGCAAGCTCGATTCATCCAACGCTATCGATCTTGAGGCTCGCGCCTTCCAGCAGCTGTGCGCCAAACTGTGCGCCCTGATGCCTGACAGCAACGGTGAATTCGGTTCGATCCGCCGCTACGTGAACAACCTCATGCATGCGCCCCGCCATCTTCGCGTTCGCGATTTCAACTGGCTCATCGCCAACCTCGCCGAACTCGACAAGAACCGTACCGTCGTGATGCGTACCCGCAACGGCGTTGGCCGTCGGAGCGCCTACGCAGCCGTCAGCGAGGGTTATACCGCTATCGACGCCGATCTGGTTGCCGAGGTGATGATCGACACGCTGCGGGAAGAAGGTTGTCGCGCCGAGGGTAGCTACAACGGCTACGACATGGCGCTCCGCGCCTTGTGGATGTCCGACATCGCCCCGCGTACCGGCGACACCTTCAAGAGCGGCATCGAGGTTCGCACGTCGGACCACGGCGGCGGTTCCATCATCGTTCAGGCCGTCGCGTTCCGCGCCAAGTGCTCGAACATGGATCTCATCAACAAGCGCGTGGTCAAGCTCATGTCCCAGGTCCACCGCGGTTCCATCGACGCTATCCGTGATTTTCTTCGTAAGGCGATTCGGAACGTCCGCAATAACACCGGACGCTTCTTCGAACTGTACGGACAGGCTGCCCAGGAGCGGGTCGCCCGGACCGAAGATGACGTCAAGGACATCTTCCATCGACTCGCCGCCCGGAAAATCGATGTACGCGGCCAGCAGACGCGCGTAGAGCCCGTCCTAACCCTTCCTCACGTCAAGCCCGACATGATGTCCGAGATTCTTCTCGGGAGCTGGGGTAGCGAGCCTGGCTTCACGCGCGCGGACGTCTACAACGCGGTCACCCACGCCGCCCACAACCATTCCTGGGACCGCCTCGAAGCGCGAAGTGAACTCGAAGAACAGGCGGCAAAAGTTTTGATTCCCAAGCTTCAGTTGGTTAACAACTAGAGCGAACGCTACTATCTACTAGCAAAAACCAAAGGAGAACCCCTACCATGACCATGAAGCGACAGAAGGCGACCGAGATCTCTCGCGCCAACATCGAGACCCACGACGAACTCGTCAACCCCCGTACCGTGCTCACCAACGTGGAAGAGCTGGCTGTCGATATTCGTGAAAACGGGTTGACCTACGGCCCGCTCGTTTGGCGCAGCGTCGGCAAGAGCAAGAAGGTCAAGTACTTCTTGCTCGACGGCTGGCGGCGGATGGCCGCGATCAAGCTGATCCGTGAAGGTTTCAAGTACGACGGCGAAACCTACGACGCCATGCCGGACGCCTTCGAGTCCGTCGCGGTTGTCCAGTGGGAAGGTGAACTCCAGGAAGCTCAGTTCCGGATCGTCGGCGCCAACATCCAGCGCGACCCGCTTTCCAACCTGGAAATGGCTGACAGCTTGCTCAAGCTAGCGAAGAACAAGGTGACCAATCCCAACGGCTTCACCAACCGCGCCATCGCGCGTCGGCTCGGCAAGAGCGAAACGTGGGTCAGCCGCGTCCTGAGCTTCGCCAAGCAAGCTGAGCCCGTCGTCAAGGAAGCTGTTCGGAAGAAGGAAATCACCGAACAGGCTGCACACCTGATCTCCACGGAAGCGGACCCCGAGGAACAGGAGCGGCAGGTTGAGGTCGCCAAGGAAGCCAAGAAGAAGGGCAAGCCCGCCCCGCAGGAGATCGCCCGCAAGAAGGGCAAGCCTTCCGTTCCCGGCAAGAAGGTCCTGATGGAAGTCGCCAAGCTGATTCCCGAAAGCTCGCCGACCGAACTCGAGGAGCGCGGAGCCAATGGGTTCGAGGCGGGTATTCGCTTCGCTGCGGGTGAGATGAGCCTCGAAGAAGCCTTCACCTATGCCGGTTTCACCCTCCCCGAAGGCGTCGACATCGACAAGATCTTGGGCGGCTACACCGGGCCGATCCGGGACGACAAGGCGGCCGAGAAGAAGGCGGCGAAGGCTATTGAAAAGGCGGAAGCGGCCGAGAAGAAGAAGGCTGAAAAGGAAGCGAAGAAGGCCGCGAAGATCGCTGAGAAGGAAGCCGCCAAAGAAGCGAAGGCCGCTGAAAAGAAGAAGGTTGCCGAAGCGAAGAAGGCGGAGAAAGAAGCCGCGAAGAAGGAAGCAGCAGAAGCAAAGGCTGCTGAAAAGGCCGCCGCCAAGGAGGCTAAGGCGACTGAGAAGAAGGTTGCTGCGGACGCGAAAACGGCTGAAGTGAAGGCGGCGGCGGAAGCCAAGAAGGTCGAGAAGGCCGCGGCGAAGGAGGCCAAGGCTGCGGAAAAGAAGGCTACCAAGAAGACCAAGCGCGAAGTCGTCGTCACCAACGACGACAATCCCGACCCGCCCCAGGAGACGGCGCCCGAGCCCGAAGAGGCGACTGAAGAAGCGCCCGCGAATCCCGATCTCGGTGAGATCCCCTTCTAGCCCACTCCCTTCTTGACTCAGCTAACCGAGCGTGTTACATTCTTCAGTAACGAAAGGTGTTAGCTAATATGGAAACCTTACTTGGAATCTTCGGCGGTCTTATCGGCCTCGTTTTCATGGTCGTCTTCGTAGCCGCAGCTGTAGCTATCCCCTTCGCGGTCGTCTACTACGGCATCCAAGGCTTGGTATGGCTACACGGCTTGGGACCGCCGCAGATTCCAGTCCCGCAAAAATGGCGCGAAGAACAAGCCGCCATGTTCAAGCGTGACGAAAAACCAAACCGAAAGAAAGCGGCCGTCGAACAAGACGAACTTCTCGAGGAAGTACTTGGCGGCGAAGGACCGGTTGGCGTTGACCACATCTACCTGGAAGACGCGCCGCCCGTGGTGACCCTATGACAGCTACCGAACAAATTGCATATCAATACCTGGATGTCTTCCAAGGACCCGACGAAAGCCCGTGGGCTATCCTGGTTGACTGCGCTTGCAAGTTCGAAGGAACCTACCGCTCCGTTGCTTTGATTCATCGCTTCTCTGTACCTAGCGATGGCGATGCCGCGAAAGCCGTGAATGAGTGGGGTATCTTCAAGCAAGCGATTGAAGACGGAACAGCTGTCGAACATGAAATCGACATCTTTCCATTCGACAAATGCGTGGTGATGTACAACGAGCGCGTTCAGCTATTCCTGAAACAGCAAGCGGAACAAATCGCCGATGCGCCGGCCATGCTCACCTCTTTAATGATGGAGGAAAGCTCTTGAAAATCACCATCGTAGTTCCCGAAACACTTCCCCTTGAACAAATCAAGAAGATTCAAGATGGAAGCTGGCATCTCGACGTGAGCGGCTTCCAGCTTGTCAAAGCGGTAGCTGACGAGAAGGACGGCACCGACGAGATCGTTGGCCAGTGCGAAAACGTACAGTTCCACCCGGTTGCGGCTCCGCCGAGCGAAGCCGGCGAGACGGTTGACCCAATCGTCCTAGCGGCACTACAAGACTTCGAGACGTGGTTTTGGGACAACTGCAAAAAGGAACTACGAACCATTCGCGAACAAGCGTTAATCATTCGTAAGAAGTTGAAGCTCCACAACAGCGTACCGGAGGTACCAGGCGTCATTCTCGGCGCAATCGCGGCGGCGGCTGCCACGACTCCCAAATCGAAGCGGGGCGCCACCCTCGAGAGCGTACGGCCCTACCTCGTCGAGTCCATCAAACGACTCGCTGTCGAAACGCAACTCATCCAGCTAAAAACTTTCCTGGGTAAGAAGTGACGGTTGCTATTGCCGTAACGGGTCCGCGTCGACTCACCGATATCGATTCGGTTTGGGTTCACCAACAACTACGCGCCTTCTTGGGCCGCGCTGTCAAGAATCTCAAAGACGACGTAGTTGCCATTTCCGGAATGGCTTTGAAGGTGGATACGTGGTGGGCCGACGTTGCGCTCGAGTTCGACGTTCCCCTTCACGCCTACATCCCCGCTGACACGCAAACGGGTTGGAAGAAAGCGGAAAGTGGTGAGTGGATTCGATTTACGGACCGGGCGTGGCAAGAAAAAGATCGTGATAGATGGACGGCTTTACTCGAACAGGCCGCGCTAGTGGTGGACTGTTCCGAAACGTTCCCGCCCAACAACTGGAAGACCATCGGCGCGTTGCTAAACCACCGCAACCGTTGCATGGTTAACGCCTGTACGTATCTATGCGGGGCTTGGGGCGGCCAACGGGGTGGAACTTCCAACTGCCTTGAGTACGCCCACGCGCTAAACCGTCGTACCTATTTTATCGACATAGCTAGGAAAAAGTGTGATTGGGATTCACTACCGGTTGATAGCGGTGGTAACCTGATTCTCGAAAACCGCTAAAGCGGCTTGCGCCAGAATGAAAGATGGTGTATAAAAATGAGCGGTAATGGACGGGGTGCTAACATTTAGCATCATCATAGAACGCAAGAAAGGGTTATCATGGAATTGAAAGTTCAGATCTCAAAGGAAGTTGAAGCAGCGCTCAAGACGCTAGCGATCGGCAAGGAAAGCGTCAACCAGACTGCCGCGCGGTTTCTCAAGGACGTATCGGAAGCTCGCCGAGCCGAAGATATTACCGACCACCGCGGGCTACTTGGTCCCGGCTGGCTTCATGATCTCGGTACCAACTTCGATATCGAAATCAGCAAGAAGCACTTCAACAACGACTCGCCCAGCTCAGTAGCCCGCATCAGTTCCGTTCGCAACACGCTGGGTATCAAGGCGTTCCGTCGACAAGGCAAGCCCCGCAAGTACACCAACGAAGACCGGCTCAAGATCTGGAATCAGATTGAAGATCTGCCGTTTTCCAATACCGCCGTCATGGGTGGGCTTGGCTTCCGCAAGTCTAGCGACTGCATCGAGTGGGCCAAAGAGAACGGTCTCAAGGGTCTCGCTGACCGCATCGAGAAGACCCTGAAGAAGTAGTTCAACAACAACGCGCACCACGTTCCGGGACGATTTTGCCCGGAACGTGGTGTTGCGCCTGAAGGGATAGACATGCTGATCGGGTTAGTAGGTAAGGCCGGGAGCGGCAAGGGTGAGGTTACCAAGTTCATGATTGAACAGGGGTACGCAGCTATCGCGCTGGCGGATCCTATGAAGCAATTCGCTCAAGACGTTATGGGGTGGAGTGACGAGCAACTTTGGGGCGCGAGCGAACTACGTTCCACGCCCGACTCAAGAAGTAACGTATCCACCTGTTTAAATTGCGATTGGTTTGGTCAGTTGGATGATTGCCTTACTCGCGACGGCGAACCACCAGAATTCTCACGCGACACCCCGCATTGCCCAGCTTGCCACGAACCTAGCGTAACGACGGCGCCGCTTTCCCCGCGTATTTTTCTTCAGCTAATCGGGACCAACTACGGCCGCGCTATTTACCCGGATATCTGGGTTGATCTAGCCCTTCAACGAGCCGGGCTAATCCTAGCGGACGTCGTTACGCCAATTCCATTCGCCAAAAGCATTAAGTACGGTGGAATACACCATCTGATTCCAGGGGTGGTGATTTCCGACGTCCGCTTCATCAACGAAGCTAAAGCAATCAAAGTCAACGGCGGGGAACTTGTCCATGTCGTTCGTCCCAATACCGATAAGGTTTCTACGGGAATCGCAAACCACGCCAGTGAGGTGGAACAAGAACGAATTCCCGATTCGTGGTACAGTGCAACACTTTCCAACTCTGGAACCATCGCAGATCTTGAAGTACACACGAAAGAGTTGCTTTCAGAACTGCAAAAGGAGAAAACGAATGCGTAATTACTTGAACCTAACCCTGGCTATCTTGATGATCGCCATCACCCCGACCCTGATGGGCATCGACAGCTGCAACGACGAACCCGCTGACGATGACGCACCCGTGACCGCTGAACCAGCGGACATCGGTACGCTCATCAAGGCTGGTGGTGCCGTAGCCATCGGAATCATCGATGTGATCGAGGCTGCCGCCACGCTGAACGAACAGCCGCAGTTCGACCCGTGCATGATCGCGGACGGTTCCAAAGCCGGTATCGCCATCGCTGAAAGCAATGTCGACGCGATTGTTGCGGAAGCCGCCGACCCCGACGGTAAAATCCATCTGATGGGTGGGCCGGTGGTATTCGACCGTTGCATGACCATGGAAGGCAAGCCCGACCCGTGGCCGCCCACCAAGCCCAACGTCCAGGTTGAAGCCGCCATCAAGACCTTCGTACCTGCCGGCGCGCTGCTGGTGAAGGCCTCCATCGAACCGAACCTTCCTACCTCTGGCCAGAAATGCATCGAAGGTCAGATCGCTATGTCGATGATGGACTCCATTTCCGTGCTGGTGACAACCACCGTCATTGACGGTGTGAACGGCAAGGACGGTACCGAGATTCCTGAGTTCGATGTCGACTACGCCGGGTGCGGCTTGGACTTCACGACGCCCGAAGAACCCGTCGAAGAACCAGCTGCGGACGACGACTCCGCTGAGTGATTCCCCACCTTCCGTTCCCTTCTAGCTAACTGCTGAACAAACCTGTTGACTCCTACGTTAACGTCGTGGTAGTTTGTCTCCAGAAGTTAGGAGATGAACGATGAATGAAAAGAAGAGCCATACGCATGAAAGCTACGTCACGGTTGGGTTTCATCGCGTCCATTGCGGTGGCGCTACGAAGCTTTTTGGCTCACCGTTAGATCGACATCCCGAAATCGTCGAATTATCGATTTGCCGAGCGGAACAGGTTGACGATTACGGCGAAGCGCATTACCACGGACTCGGCGAGTTGATTCGCGTCCGTCTTTCCGCCGCCCAGTTCGCAACGTTGCTTACCACCATGAACGTTGGCTACGGGACGCCAGGGACCATGATACGCCTCCGCGAGAACGGCGAATTGAAGTCGGTCGACGACCCGCCCGATCTCCCTAGTGACGTGGAGCATGCCGCCGAATATTTCGAGGAGCAGGCTGCGAAGTTATCGAGCGAAATCCATGACTACAGAGATGAAATCGAAGAGCTGCTATCTGGACGAGTGAGCGCGGTGGACAAGGTGAAAATCAAAAAAATGTTGCATCGCATCTTCCAAGAAGTCGAAAGCAACCAGCCATTTTACCTCGATCAATTTCGTCGCGCTGCTGAGCGAACGGTAACGTCCATCAAAGCTGAGGCGGATGCTTTCATTAGCGGCACGCTTACACGCTTGGGTCTGCGTCGTTTGGAAGAGTTGAAAGCGTTGGAAGCGCCTGAAGGTCAAGAAGAGGAGTGAATCATGACGCTACCAATTCACCACTTCTACACCAAGCTATTCGACGGCGGTATGTATTTTTACTTCTACCGCAACTATGCGCAGATGAGTATGTGCGGCCTCAAACCTGACGAATGTTGCACCGTCATTGTTCGCGAGTGTCTACCCAGCGAAGAATCCGATTACTGGGGATTTCTCGAAGACGACGGCGAATACCACATGATTCAGCCGAGCTGGGGACAGTTCAACATGCAGTTTCCATACGGATGCAAAGCGGCTGAAGAAGCTGGTGACGGCCGGCGTGCGAACCTGATGGTCGAAGAGGTGGAATAGGAAACTGACGATGAGTAAGCGCCTACCAACTCTAGCCCGCGAGATCAACGAAACCCTGGATGGGTATCGCGCCGACATAGTCCTTGGGTACTACAGCGGCGACCACAAAATTCTAAGCGGTCGACGAGATCATTTTGTCAAACACGTCGTCAAGAAGGGTAAGGGCACGAGCGGTAACAGGTTGGTTGTTCGATGCGAAAGTTTCGGGACGATCGTGCTCGACCACAACTCAGCCGAACCATACCAGTATAACGATGCCGTCATCGCCTGGATTGGACGCGTTCGGCGGGGTTTGGTACCCGACGCTATCGACGTAGAAATCGAAGGGTTACCATCTATGAATGAACCGCCCCAGTACACTTGGAGGAAGTAATGACCGAACCGATAGCTGAAGTTCACCATCTCCTTTCGAGAGTCGAGTCTGAATACCTTGGAAGACAAGGCGCTTTCGACAAGATCCGATCGTTCACCTTCGAAAACGGAAACGCGTTACTCGAGTTCAAAAGTGGGAAGTTGATCTACTTGTACAACGGCGTTCCAGAAAACATCGACGGCGTCCATGGCGGCTTGTATAGCACGGGCGCGTTGTTTGTCGCCAATACGTTACTTCGACTCAACAGAATCTCGCCAGTGGAACGTGACGCGTTCTCACAGTGGTGGCGCGAAGAAGAAGATAAATCAATCCACACCTGGCGGCTCGCTGAGCTGAAGCGGAAGGCAGAAGCGGAAGGCAGAAGCGTTGGGCTACACCTTGACGAAGATCGAGGATTGAGATGAACTCTTCAAACAACCTCAAAAACGGGCTCATTCTTCTAACGCTAGGCGGCTCCCGAGTCTGCGGCCTAGCTCGCGAAGATTCGGATATCGACGTTATGGGCGTCGGTATTCCGCCTCAATCTTCGCTCTACACCTTGGATAAAGAGTGGGAACAAACCGAAGGTACTCAAGTAGCTAAGACCGCTATGGGCTACATGGATACCGAGCTACGGCTCATCGGTGAACAGAACGGTTGCGAGGGCACCGTCTACAACCTCCGCAAGTACATGAGCCTAGCGGCCAAATGCAACCCAACCATATGGCAAACCATCTTCTGCCGAGACGAAGACGTGCTCTATACCACGCCCGAAGGCGAAGCGTTGCGCGAGAACGCCCAGCTCTTTGTTACCCAACAGGCACGACATGCCTACGTTGGCTACGCCATCGCTCAGCTCAAGAGAATCAAAAGCCATAAGAAATGGTTGGATAACCCGCCAACGAAGCCTGATCGATTTGCGATGGGTTTACCTGAACATCGTAAGCTTCTGAATAAAGAACAGCTCTCAGCATTCAACACCATGAACGCGGAAAAACTTCAGGAACTAGGGCTTTCGGACTACCTCATAGACGCCATTCGCCAAGAGAAAAACTACGCTCGACTCATGGAAACGTGGAAGCAATTCGAAACCTGGCGTAAGAACAGGAACCCAGCACGAGCGGCTCTGGAAGCTAAAGCACACTTCGATTCGAAACATGGGATGCATTTAGCCAGACTTTTACTTGTTGGTCTCGACATCATAAAAAGCGGCGAGGTTGTTGTGTGGCGGGACGATCGAGACTTCCTCCTTAACATCAGAGATGGCGGGTGGAACTACGAAAAGTTGATCGAATGGGCTGAGCGAATGATAGATGACATCGAAGCTGAAGTAGATCGCTGCACTCTTCCGAAGAAACCGAATTTCAAAGCCATCAATAAGCTATATGGAGCTATCGTCAAAAGCTTCTACAACAACGATTCTGAAACGCTATTATTTAAGGAGGTGTTATGAAACCTCTCTCACGAACCATGAAAGATTGTCTGCGATACCTACTCGAGCATGACGCCGATGAGCTGTGGGTACAGATCGACGTCGGTGGGTACTACACCCACAACACGTTGAACGCACTCAAACGGCGTGGGTTGGTTGAAATTCTTCATCGACGAACAGAATTTGATCCGAACCACCGTCCTGATTTAACGATGAAAGAAGCCATCAAAAACAGCTACACATGCGTCTACAACGATCCTTGGGTCAAGCTAACCGATAACGATACTTGACCCACTTAGCTAAGACGTGCTATAAACTTCCTGAAAGGTTGAGAAATGAAGACGCCGCCCATCCTTCTTGACAAGAAGCTTCCGTCCGACGTTCACACCCGTGCCGCTGAAGCGTTCGCTACCCACGAACGCGTCGTAATCCACGAAAACAACGAGGCTGGTCCGTGGCAATGGAGCGTCTTGATTGAAGAAGAGGAGCTTTGGCTTGACTCTTTTCCGACGCTCCAAGAAGCGGAACGTTTTTGCGAAACGTACGACTTGCCCGTAACCGATATCTGGCCGAGAAAACGATGACAAATAACCGCTCAGATCAAGAGACCATTCGATGCGCCGCCATCTACGTCGACGACGGACTAGATCACCAGCGCATGTCATACAGCTATCCAGAAACCGGTTTGGTCTTTTGCGGTTGGCGTCATAGCGATTGTTTCACCACGCTGCGGGCTTGGATGCACGGCTTGACTGCGGAAGAGATTCGTCGAATCGGTTGCGAACAGATCGCCGGCAAGCTTCAGGGCTTCTTGACGTCGACGGGACGATTCGTTGACCGGGTGGAAGCGGCTATGATCGCCCGAAACGCTGGTCAGATCGCCAGCAAAACGGAAAGTTTGGACAGCGAGGATCTCTACTAAAATGTCAGAAACTATGCCCATCCCTATCAGCTTTTGGCTCCACGAAGTTGACGACAACGCCATGGCGCAAGCGCAAAACCTCACGAAGCTTCCGTTCGCGTTCCACCACGTCGCGCTCATGCCTGATTGCCATATGGGCTACGGGATGCCTATCGGCGGCGTTCTAGCAACCCTGGGTGTCGTAATTCCGAATTGCGTCGGCGTCGACATCGGCTGCGGAATGGCTGCTGTTCGCGCAAACGTGCAAGCCGATACGTTGAAGACCGTCGACGGTCGGATCTTGCTGAAGAAAATCTTGTCGTTGATTTGCAAAGCGGTGCCCGTCGGTTTCAATCACCAAAAAGAACAATGCCCGTGGGATCAGATGCCAGCGCCGGGTGGAATTAACGACGACGGTATCGTGGTTCGCGAGTTCGAAAAGGCCCGCTACCAGCTCGGAACACTCGGCGGCGGAAACCATTTTATCGAATTGCAAGAAGACGAAAACGGCTTCCTTTGGGTCATGATCCATAGCGGAAGTCGAAACCTTGGTTTGCAAGTAGCAAAACACCACAACAACGTAGCGAAGGTGCTCAATGCCAGGTACTATTCCACGGTTCCGATCAAGTGGGATCTAGCTTTCCTGTCCATGGAAAGCAAACAGGCGCACGACTACCTAGCGGAAATGAATTATTGCGTAGAATTCGCGCTTCAAAATCGCCTCATGATGATGGAAGTGATTCGAGGTATTCTCACCGACGTTCTCGGCCCCATCCTGTTTAGCGAACCGATCAACATCGCCCACAACTACGCGGCGATCGAACATCACTTCGGCCACAACGTGATCGTCCATCGCAAAGGCGCGACGTCGGCTAAGGAAGGTGAACAAGGTATCATCCCCGGATCGCAGGGAACGGCGTCCTACATCGTTGAAGGGCTTGGTAATATCCACTCCTTCAAGTCGTGTAGCCACGGCGCCGGTCGGGTTATGGGTCGAAAGCAAGCGATTCGAGAGCTTGATTTCGAAGAGGAAACGAAAGCGCTCGACGACGCCGGTATTCTTCACTCCATTCGTAGCGAGAAGGATCTAGACGAAGCGCCCGGTGCCTACAAAGACATCGAACACGTGATGGGACTACAGAAGGATCTCGTAAAAATCAAGCATCGGCTTACGCCTTTGGCGGTCGTGAAGGGATAAACCATGTCATCAGCTATTTCTAAAATCGAAAAAGCGCTAATCAACTCTTACAACGTTATCGGAAACTGGGACGGTTGCGCCTGGATCGATCACGGAGAGGCGTCTATCAATTGGTTATCCATCCCCGTTGACGACCGCTGGGGTGAAAAAGAACACGGGTTGTACATGGGGTGTATCTTTTGTGGGGCGCCAGCTTCTACCACGCACGCTGTGGCTTGCAAGTTCGCAAAAGCGAAGCGAAGTCTTCGCGTGGCAATGGAACAATGAAAAATTTCAAGCACGAGCTACCAAGCTTCGAAGATTGTCCGGTTTGCGGATCGGAACTGACGATCTACACGAACGCCGATCAAAACGTTGACGAAGAACCGGGTTGGTACGCTGGTGATGGCGACCCCGCCAACTGTCAAGAGTGCGGCTTCGAGGGATACGTTTCCGCCGATGAAGACGGCGCGTTCGTCACGTACGACGAAGGATTGCCGCACAACATGGAAGCGCTCATTAACTACATCGAGAAGCGGCTGTTTGCTACTGAAGCAGCGCTGCGAAACGTGCTCGCTGAATGCGATGAAATGATTGATGGTTGCGGCCATCTCGATCTAGAAACCAGGCGAACGCTTCGGTCGTGGTCTAAAAAGATTCGAGAAGCGGCTGACTGGAGAAAGCTCAAGCCCGCGCCCGTCATTGCAAGTGAGCTTCAGGAAGGCATTAATAAATACGTGGCCGACGAGGCCGATAGAACCACACGCCGTGCGCTCGGGTGGCCCGAAAAGACCACGTTGAAGGAGCGCCGAAACGACGGGGCGGCTGCCTTCGAGGAAGCGGTGGAAATCATGAAGGATCAGTTCGGCGTAGACGGACCGGAAGAAGAGTAGTAGGTAGTACTTGACAGTTAGCTAACCGTTGTGATACACCGTTAAACAACAACGAGGAAGTTATGTAATGAACCAACAAGAACTTTTCAAGAGCGACTTACTGCGTCTAGTTTTGGATAAACGATCCGAGGTACAGCTAGAAGCTGCCGGCCGAATATCAAACCGCATTTACGCACCGGGCGGGGTTCTATGTCCTGAGTGCGGTAAAGTGGTCGTCCAAATAGATCTCGGTGACATCTTCGGAACCATACAGCACCAGCGCAAAAGCTGTCCGTGGGTACTCAATCGTAAACAAAGAGGGTCTGGGACATGAACTACTACGGCACCAACTGCCCGCACGAGCAAGACGGCCAATGCGGCGGCCTCATAATCGACGAAGAACACCCCGGTTGCCCGCACACTTGCAACGACAAGACCGTCACATGCGAGTTCCGCGTGGGGGACGACGGTGAGCCCACGTACCTGGTCACGGTCAACAAGAGCGCCATCGTCGACGCCACCTACTCCATCAGCGAGGGTGAGGACAACACAGCCGAAGAGAAGCCACGCAAGGAGTTGTCCAATCAGGATTTCCTGGACGACATCCAGCGACGACATCAACGAAGGAATCGAAGATGAAGAATAACGAGGGCAAGATCTACACCATCGAGCAGATCAAGGCGGCCTTTTGGGCAATGTTCCATAAATCCGGTGAGTTGTGGTTCGACTACCTCGGCGACGAGAGACGTTGCTCGGAATCCACAGACCAACAATGGTTAGAGTTCCTAGAAAATCTCGAGCGTCCGGAGAAGCCATGACCATCCCAACCAACGCCATTCCAGGCACCCTCCTGTACCGCGCCTACGCTGGTCACTACTACGGCGGGTCTAGCGTGCCGCGGATCAACTACGCCGAGTATATAGTGGTACGGCTTACCCCAAAGGGTGCTTGGGTCAACCGACATCCTTCGGGCAACATCGACATGCGATATCCCGACGAGAAGGAGGGTCTAACCTGGTACCCCTTCACCTGTATCTTCGTCGCGGCCACCAAGGATGAGGCGCTGTACGGCCTGAAGCGGCGTAAGATTCGTCACCGGATGCATCTACATCGCAAGCTGATCGTGGTTGAAGCAATCCTCAAGGAGCTTGGAGAAGATATTCGCTACACGCTCGAGACTGAATTCCACTTCGAGTGGTGAGGAGAAGATCGTGAATGAATTCTTCAAAGCTTGTGCAGAGTATCCCTTCTGGGCTGGTAGCCTATTCACTGTCGCCGCCTGGACGGTGTTCTGGGTGAGCGTCGGATGGGAGCCGCTCGTGTCCGTCAAACACGTCACCGTAACGCCCGACGAAGATGAGAAGGAAGACGAGGAAAAATCATGAGTAACGTTCAGAAATACTGGTTTGTTGTTTTCGAGGCGGATCTCATCAGCGCTACCGGCGTGGCGAATGACTACAACCACAGAGAAAACGCGGTTATTTGCGCAGACCATCCTATCGATCGTTTACGAAAACTGAACGAAAAACACGGTCATGACGCTTGGGTAGACAACGGTTCGCCCATCAACGGTCCGGATGCTCACTGGCGGTATTATCGATTGCTTTGGTACGCCGAGATCGATCGGGAAACTTTCGGACGAAACAGGAAAAGCTTGGGTTACGGGGACAAACCGTGACAGTCGTTCAACTCCTCAGTGATCTCCATCTCGAGTTTCACGCTGACGGCGGTCAAGCTTTCTTGGAATCACTCGATCCTTCAGGCGTTGATGTTCTCGTCGTCGCCGGAGATCTCCATAGCGACCAACGCGGACTAGTCAACTCGCTACTTTCATTCTGCTCTGTGTATCCACAGGTCATTTTCGTATGTGGTAACCACGATTTTTACGGGTCTTCGCCCACGCAAATCCACGCGTTACTTTACGATCTAGATCAAGACATCAACAACTTTCATTGGTTACATAACAGCACCATCGAGCTGAACGGCGTCCGATTCGCCGGTACGCCGCTGTGGTTCCCAAAACCCACTGACCCGCTCGTGATGGTGGACCGGTTCCACATCAACGACTTTCACCTCATCAAGGATTTTGAGCCGTGGGTGTACGATGAACACTACAAAGCTATGAAATTCCTACGTGAAGAAGGACCGAAGGCTGACGCGATCGTTACGCACCACGTTCCGTCCGCGCTTTGTGCGTCACCGCGGTTTAAGACAAGCTCAATCAACCACTATTTCGTGACGGACCTAACGAACGAGATTTACAGGTGGCGACCGAAGGCTTGGCTGTGTGGTCATAGCCACGACCGTACTCACCGAAGAATCGGTAGAACGCTGATGGCTTGCAATCCGTTAGGATACCCACAAGAAGAAGGACCGCACGTTCGCGGTCACTACGCCGAGAAATGTTTGATCGAGGTGAATTATGACGGCGCAGCATTCGTAAACGACCGACCCGGCGAACCGTACCACCACAAACCAACGTTGGTGGGCTACTGATGGAAGTCCTGGTAGCGTTCTCTGTTGGGTGGTTAATCGGACTCGTACTTGCGATTCCTATCTCCTTTTCTATCGCGTGGTTCGGTATGCGCTGGCTCTCTAAGAAATGGTAACTCTCTAATCGTGCCAAACAAACTCCCCGAAGTTGCTATCTGGACCGACGGTTCAGGAACCACCAAAGGTAAGCCAGGTGGCTGGGCGGCGATCTTGGTGTTCGAACAGGGCCCTATAGACATCCGTAAGGTCGTCTACGGCTCCCTACAGGAGACATCGAGTAGCCGAGCCGAGCTGACCGCCGCGATCATGGGTCTGAACGCGCTAAAGACCGGCTGTCGCGTCCGGGTCTACAGCGACTCCCAATACGTCGTGATGGGGATTACACAATGGGTGTGGAAGTGGGAGCGGTGGGATTGGAAGACGCAAGAGGGTGAAGACGTCAAGAATTCGGATTTGTGGATGAAGTTGATAGCGGCGGTGGACCGTCACACTGTAAAGTTTACTCACGTAAAAGGACATCAAGGAGGAGCACATAATTTGAACGACTTAGCTGACAGTTGGGCTAGCGCGTGGCGGGATGGTTGTGGGGAGTACGAAGAGGAGTTACTGCCGTCGGTTACGGCGAAGTGTTAGAATCAAATCAGTCCGAGCAGGCGCCTCCCCGAATCCGTCGTTGCCTCCCTCAGCGATTTAAGGTTCGGGGAGGTTTCTTTTGATTGACTTTTAGATCGAAATTGATCTACGATTCTTCTTGGCGATCATTCGGTAAACACGTCCCGCGCTAGCGAGATCCCATACGGGGAAATGATTTCCAAGCAACGATGATTAAACGAATTTCTGGTGGATAGGTGCGTTCATTTACGGGGTTGACGTCCACGTAAAGACGAGTTAGGATAAATCATACCCGTTCGGGTAAGTCCTACCTCGCGTCGCAAGACGCACACCGACCACCTCTGATCGTTTACCTCAGAGGTAGGTCTGTTCTCTTGTCAAATCCTAATCACGTAGTCACGATTACCGGTGGCGAGTTACCTGAAAACGGTATCGTCGAAATCAACGTCACACTTTTTGAAAACATCAAAAAGTTACCCAAGTCAGCCATCGTACTTGCACTACTTGCCTTCAGTAACTTCAAACAAAAATACCGACTACACTACAAGAAGCTTATGGCTGAGTCAGGTTACAGCCGCCCACAAGCTATGTCGGTTCTTCGAACGCTCACCAACAAGAAGATTCTTCGAAAGATCGGTAACGGTAGCTACCTACCCAACATGCGCGGTGAAATGCTGTTCGCTTACCGTTGGGAAATCAATCACATACAAAATTGCAGCCAAGAACAAATCCGCGTGTGGTTGTTTTTCAAACTCTACGAAGGCGTTCAAGCCAACACCACCCGATTCGCTAAGGTGGTTGGGATGCATCGTACCTCAGTTGCCCGCGCCCTCAACGATCGAAAAGATGGTCGCGGACTGCTTAGTTTAGGGTTAGTTATCCGGCACGAGGGACGTTTCTACACCCCTACCGGTCTCCCAAAAAACGTAGCAAGCGGCATACCCCTCGACGACGACAAAGGCCCCATTCCAGAGGGGCGTCATATAGTTCCGCACGCGGGGGAAGATACTTCTACTTCTGTATCCTCTTCTAACTTCTTCAGATGTAGTAGAACTAAAACTAAGTTGAAGAACAGTTACTTTCTTGGTCTTCTTCGTCTTGCTGGCTCGCGCCAGCAAAAAGAAATGGGTTCCCCAAAATCTTCCGTCAAAGTTTCAAGGAGGCCGGTAGGAAGAAGTTTGACTACTCAATCCATCGGCGAAAACCTCAAAGACGTACGGACCATCGACGAATTCCTCATCAAATGCCCAACCATCAACCATCACGGCAAAGAGGTTCGAAGAATCTTCAAGGAGTTTAGCCACCTCGGTCGGTTGGTAATCATCGAAGCGGTCAAGAACGCTTTACGTTGGGCGGTGACTAAAGCGCCGCACCTTCGGAACGTCGTACCCTTCTTGCGGAAGTGGTTGGAGAATCCAGGAAACGTAACGGCGGCGGGGAATTTCGTACGTAAACGGTTTGGTGGCCAGTTCCTAGATCCGGACCAACCGACGACTTTGTTTGAACAGCTTGAAGAACTTTCAGCGGATTTGAAAGTTTGCGGCTTGCAAACTTTTGAAAAGTTGCCAGAGGTTGGTGGTTATGCTGGTGAACCGGGGCATTTGTTCTGCTAAGCTGCTAGAATCTACATGAAGGAAGTAACCATGAATCTTACAGAACTAAACGACACGGTTTACGAACTACACGGTCAGGTGGCAGCTGGCCAGGGTCGGTGCGAGTTGATCAGCGACCGAATCGAAGAGCAAACCGCAGAAGTTGAAAGGCTTCAACTACAGCAGAAAGAAGCGCGGATGTCTTCGATGCTGGTTGAGCAAGCCGCCAACGAGGCTAGGCAAGGTGTGAAGGCACGTTTTGAAGGCGTGGCTGGCGCAGCCCTTCGACCCGTCTTCGGTGATGACTACGGCTTCGAGATCGTCATCGAGGAGAAGAAGAACGGCACGTTTGCTTACTGCGCTATCACCAACGAAGAAAACCACGAAGCGCTCGACCCGTTGTTCAGCAAGGGTGGTAGTACCGTCGACGTGGCGGCGCTTGCTTTGCGGATGGCGTATCTCGAGGAGTCGGGTGCTAGTGGGCCGTTGGTGCTCGACGAGCCGACTCGAATGGTGTCGCAACAGCAGATTGAAGCGACGGCCTGGACGATCGACACGCTTCAGAAGTTGACGGGACGGCAGATCATCATGGTGACGCACCACCCCGTCTTCAAGTCTGTATTTCCCGCCGCGCTTAATCTCGACGAGATCTGAGATAACGTGAGCTTACTAATCCATAACGTGTTGACCGTATGCTTTGGGATCGGGTCCGCGCTGTTATCGGGTATTCTATTTGTTGCGGTAACGCCCAACGCCACGTGGCAACATGCAATACTAGGTGTACTTGCTTGCATAGCCTACACAACAGGTTTGCTCGTAGAGCGTAAGTGGCCGGCGCGAACGATACTTAGGAAGAAAAGTTCATGACTGAATCCGAAATGTCATTCGATGGCCTACTTGGTGAACTTGGTCTTGCGTACAACAACAACGACGCCGACGATCAACTCGAACGTATCGTAGAGCTTAAGAAAGCGGTGCTGGAACGGTACGAACAAGTTGTCGCCGGTTTTGAAGAAGCGCAACTGCAACTAATGAAAGAAATCGAGCGTGGCGCAAGAGCGGAAGGTGTACTGATCGAAAGAGCGGCGGGGCTCCGTGTTGAATCTAAAAAACTACGAGTGCGCGTGGAGCAACTAGAGGCTGTGATCCGCAAACTCATTCCTTATCAAGATCTTTGTAACGAAGCTGCGTTACTGGAGATTCTTCATGGGGCGACGTGCGAGAAGTGTTGGCGATGCGGTTCCGAGCTTCACAGACAGGATAGAGGCGGCGTTGTGCGCCTTCTGTGCTGGGAGTGCCACTCAAGTTACTTACTCATCATGCCCGCTATACCGGGCATTAAAGCCACGCGAGACAAAGCCCCGCAGTGTTCCACGTGCGAGGTTTACGCGGCTGGTGTGGAGTCAATTGCCGAGGCTAGCGAACCAACTCTCGGAATGAAATGCGCCTGCAACCCGGACGGTCTCATAGGCTCGCCTGACTTCAGGTGCGATACACCAAACCTTTACGTCGCCATCACGCCGACGAAGGAGGACGTGGAGCGTTGTGGGTGCGGTGGGCACATCGCAAGCGGCGGATTCCAGGACGATGGACGCGCAGAGATGGACATGTGCCTCGACTGTGGCACGACGCTTGCCCCACGCGCAGCCCAGCCCGCTAAAGTAGTCAAACAGCAACGATGCGAAAATTGCGGAAGGAGCATTCCTGGCGAAGGGTATCCAGGTTGTCATTCGCTGGAAGCTTGTTGGGAATCACCCGACGGAACACGTTCATTATGGCGTCCGATTCAGCTTAAAGAAATCTCCATCGAAGTATTCCAACAAGATTGGATCCCTGGGCTCGCCGCGTACCTCGACGACGGTAGTCTCAAAGAAGGGGCGCCGGCTCACGTCGTCTTGAATCTTGGATCGACGCTCGCGGTTGTCGAACAAGGTGGAATCGAAAAGGATGAGGTTCCGTACTTCGTCGCCGAGAACATCATGCACGAGGTGATTCACGTACTCGAGGCGTGGGCAAACGTCGAATTCAACGAAGACCGAGTAGAACAGTTGATCGAGAAGTATCGGGAGGAACAATGGCGCTCAACAACTTAACGGATGAACAAAAAGAAGCTTACTATTTCCTACGCGACGAGGTGTGCGTAGAGCCGGAAGATCACGACTACGTGTCGTTACTAGCCGACGCGTTGGATGATGAGATAGCGAAGCGTAATAGGTTAAAGAAAAAAGAGTCTAGCGCGAAACAAAAGAAGTGCGAAACGTGCTCGAACGCAGGGGAAGTTCACGCCATTCCGGTATCGGCTGGAACCACGTTTGCCGTAGAGTGCTGCGTCGAAGGTGGTCAACACCCGTTCATTCGACGGGGCGCTGATTGTCCGTTTCCGGAGAAGTATCGAAGTGGGTAGGCTTGAGAGAGTTGTAACAAAGATTCTAGACTTTGTGTTTAGTTGGGCTTTCGGGTTTGTACTTGGCGCTTTCGTGATGTGGTTGACGATGAAGTGAGTTACAAGAACCTAGCTAAGTATCGGTGTTGCCAGTGCGGTTTAACATGGAAGCAACCACCTAAACCAGTTACGTGTAAGAAGTGCGGATCGTTGTATGTCGAATGGATAAATTATGAGCGGTGGCGAAGAGAAGATGAACGATCGAACCGAAAATCTTAGTTGCTCATTCTGCGGTAAAAACAAAAAGGATGTACGTTACCTCGTTGCTGGTCCAACCGCTTATATCTGCGAAGAGTGCGCGCGGTTAGTCTTAGACATCATCGACGAAGAGGACGCCATGAAATCAATAAAAAGAAACGACGCGATCCGAGACTGTCGACCATGACTGAGTCCAACCTAAAAACAGTCCAACAAATTCTACGTGAGAATCACGATCCGCAGACAAGCGTCGCGAGTTATCTAGGCATACCCATCGATCAGTTCGACAAGGAAGATTTGATCCTTCTCATGTCTCACGTCGCAAGTTCCTACGAACGTAGATTAAAAGAAGCTCAACGAAGTTATGAATTTTTAAGTGAATTCAGTGGCGTTCGAACGTGACGCCTGAACTCAAATTCCTACCAGAACTTCTTGTCTTTGAGTGACTCCCAAGGTTGCTTTTTTATTAGCGCGGCACGGATGTCTTCAGGAGTAAAGAACTCTTCTTTATCCCAAGTTTTACTCAACGGTGGCGCGTCGCCACTATCCAAATCGATTTCCAAAACCTCTTCTTCTCGAGTCAACACGCAGATCCGTTTAAACAAATCGCCAAAAACGAGATGGAATCCATGAAACGAACCCTTGAAACGAATGCCGGGAATTTTTTCGATTACGCGACCCTTACATCCTTCGCGACTAACAACCCGGGCCGGTACGGTACAAGCGTACTCGCCGTTATCTTCCTCGACGTCAATTCGTTCGACTGAAATCAACTCCATACCAACTAAAGCCAACTTTGCGGATTTCCACTCATCTACGATTCTACGTAACGCTTCAGATACAGAAACCCCTCGACCCTCCGCTTCTTTTTGGAGAGCTTCGTGCTGATCTTCCGAAAGGATGTAGTTTGTGCGTTTCATGGCGTAACTCCTTACAGAAGGAGTATACACCAATGTGGTGTAGCGTAAACGATATTAGGGCGAACCGATGATTACAGCATCGTCAACAGCTCAGCCAGCGGAATCGGCGGCTGACCCTGATCCGAAGACCCGTCGATAGCCTGGCCCGCAATAGCGCGCCGGTACCTTGCGTCCCTAAACACTTTCTCTTCAACTGTATCCTTGGTCAGCAACGTGATCACGTTGACCGGATTTACCTGTCCCATCCTATGCGCTCGACCCTTGACCTGTTCAACCAGCATCGGATTCCAACACAAGTTACACAACACGATGATATCGGCCACCTGAAGGTTGAGCCCTTCACCGCCGGCCGTCGTCGTCAGGAAGCAACGACACGCATCATCCTTCCAGAACTTGTCCTGGAGCGCCTGTCTAGCCTTCCCAGCCGCCACGCCGCCGTGTAGGTAGACGTGGTTGTCGCCCCAGCTCTCCATCGCCTTACTGAGGCGCTTCAAGAACTCGCGCGATTCGCTGAAGATGATGATCTTATGATCTTGCGAGTGGTCCTTCAACAGAGCCTTGATTTCTTTGACCTTCGCCGAGCTTTCGAATTTGAATTCATCGGCGAGAAGATTGCCTGATAACGCCACTTGCCGACAGCGGGTCGACACCACGATCTCTTCGCACTCGTTGAGGTGATTTCGCATCTCTTCGTCGGCGACCAGCGCGCTGGTTACCTGCTGATTCTTAACGGCTGAGTACAGCTTCGCTTCTTTCGCCGTGAGTGTAACGTATCGCTGCGCCTCGATGACTGGCGGAAGGTCCTTCAGCACGTCCTTCTTGCGTCGTCGGATCATGTTAGGCAGCAACTTCTGGTGCGCCTCGTCTACGCGAACGTACCGGACGATTTTGTTCCAGTAATCCTTCTCAGCATACCGGTCTACGAAGCTACTGCGATGCGTCCCGAAGACCGCGGGGTTGATGAACCGCATGATTCCCCAAGCGTCTTCGAGTCGAGTCTGGATGGGTGTACCAGTCAACGCCCAGCGACAATACGCACCCTTTGCCAGCTTCCACATTCCTTCGAAGGTTTCCGTACGCGCGTTACGAAGGCGGTGCGCTTCGTCGGCGATGATAATGTCCCACTTGGCTTCAACGCGGTCGATGACGGAAGGGTGCCGGCCGCCGATGAGGTAACCACGTTTGTTTTTCTTGCGGTCACCAAGATTGTCGATCCGAATCAGTTCGTAGTTGACGATGGTGAAATCGGTCGGCCGTGCATACTGCGCGGCTCGAATTTCGGCGCCGGACTTGTTATCGCCGCGCTGTTCCTTGCAACCAGAAGCGTGCGTGCAACCGCGGCAAGGATTCTTTCGCGGGTTGAACTTGTGATCTTTCAGAATTCGTCGTTCAACTTGCTTCTTCCCCACTTTGGCGATGATGTTCTGGCCGCCCTTGGGGCAAACCACCTCTTGCTTGATCGTCTGGTCGGAACCCACAACGGTGTACGTGGCTTCCGGGATGAACTTCTCGAGCGTGTCGATAGCCCATTGTAATTTAACCGACGCCGGGCAAACGATCAGAACACGGCTAGCTAAACCTTGCTGGATAAGATACCACCCAGCAGCGGCGGCTTCGAGACTCTTCCCAACACCCATCTCGTCGGCGGCGACAGCGTATCGCCGCTTGATCAAGAAATCCGCACCGGTTCGCTGGTGCATTCGCATCGGCATCGTAAGCCCGGGAACGTCAAAGTCGGTTTCTGTTTGGGCACGCAACCACATGAGGTACTTGATCCACTCGTTGTACCGAGCAAGGCTCTTGCTGAATGTCGAGCTACAACGAACCTGATCCTCGAAACCGTTAGCGCGAAGAGCGCGCATCAACAGGGCGTAATCAGGAAACGAGATTTCGTGGTGGTTATCTTCGCCCTGCCGGCGAACGTATCGACTAGAAGCCATCTCGCGCACGGTTTCCTTGGCGGCCCAAGCCGCATCGTTGCGGAAGTAGACGCTGAAGCATCCGTGTCGCGCCTTCGGGCCAATGTCCAAAAAAATCATCTACGTCGTCTCCTTAAGTGCGATACCAACATATCTCTAAGAGATACCTATGTCAAGCAAGAAAGGGTATGACATGGCGATACTGTTCTGCTAAGGTAGTACCTCCAGGAGGCCGAAGATATGGAAGCACTTTACGTCTGGCGGAAGGCGAGCGGGATGACGATAGACCCAATTCGCCAACGCGTTCCGCCAACAAGAAACGACACGATGATTCCCGCGGCGCAGTGGTATCGCGTTGAGAAGCGCGGTAGCATCCCACACCAACGTCACCTTCAGCGGTATTGCCAAGCGCTCGGGATTTCGTACGCCGATCTTTTCGGGGTTCAAGCGATTATCGAAGAGATGGTTTCAGACACCGATTCGTTTGACGTAAAAGCTCGCTGGGAAAAGGTGCTTATTCAGTACGCAAAACGAACCAAACAACCGTACAAAAGCTTGCTTAAGCGTGAACCTGGACCCATCCAATTTAAGGTCACGCAGGTTTGATCGGACCGTGCACAGCTACCATGCCAGGCCCCGAGCTACCGCTCGTGGACTACTGGTCAGAGGATGTTTTTCGCGTTAATGATATCGACGTTCGCGAGATTCCGGCGAATATCTACCGCGCGATTATTCGATGCTATGCCATCGAGCTGTTTCCCATCGAGGTAACGTCCTATCATCAATGGCGCATGTTGCTCGTCAACGTATTCGATCCGGCGGTGCTCAATCATTCAATCACACGCGGCGCAAGGTGGCGCGTGAAGGGTGAACAGTTGCGGTTTGATCCCTGGGCCGCACTCAAGATAGACGCGTGGCCGCGAAAAGGGATTAGCGTACACAGAAACATTCAAGCACCCGCGCTTCGGCTTTGTCGTTCTTTGTGGGATAGTGATTTCTACAGTTCGCATAGTCCAGAACCGTTGTTTAGCACCGATGAGATACGTCTTTACCAAAACAAATGCGTGCGCGTACAGGTACGGTTAAAATCATTAGGCGTGATAACTAAATACAACAAGTTGTTATCGTACAGAGCTAGAGACGATCTGAGTATGCCGCTGATCTCTAAAGCGTTTGAAAAACCTTTCCCGGGCGCTATCGTTCATGTTTTCGGCGAACCGGGTTGGGTCGTACGTGAGGTTGACGGGAACGCGGTTGTGGTAGAGTTTGAACATGGCGACGAGTTCGAAGAAGAAGTTGTGCTAGTTGGGGATTTGGAGGTTCTTGGGTAAGCCACCCCATCCATTCGTGGATGAAGCCGTCAAAGGCTTAGGTTTACCAGCAGACCAAAAGGAGATGAAAAAATTTTGGTAGCCGATAGAACAGATACAGATACCTTAGGATGCCGTCCCAGTCCTAAGCTCTATCGAGGGGAAGCAGACGCGTCGGTAGGTAAAGACGCGGACAACCTCTTGCACAAAGCTGTTTTATCTCTGCGAGGGGAAGTCGGATTCGCTAAGTTCTCCAGTCTTAGTGATACGCACAACTCGGCGGAGGTAAGCTAAATGTTAGCTTACGTACGCAACCATAACGGTAAGCCGTTGATGCCATGCAAACCTCAAAAAGCGAGAAAGTTACTCACTGAAGGGAAAGCTAGAGTAGTTAGTAGAACACCTTTCACTATCCAGCTGATGTACGGATCCAGCGGTTACAAGCAACCGGTAACCGCTGGAATGGATGCCGGATCTAAGACGGTTGGATGCGCCGTCGTCACTAACGGGCAAGTGGTTTACCAGTCCGAAGTTCAGCTACGGACCGACGTAAGTAAGAAGATGGTGCAAAAATCTATGTATCGCCGAACTCGTCGTAGTAGGAAGTGCCGGTACCGTCCAGCTAGATGGTTAAATCGCGCTTCGATGAGGAAAGAGGGTAGGCTAGCACCTTCCATCCGAAGTAAAATCGAATCGCACCGTCGAGAACAACGCTTCGTCGAATCGATCTTACCTGTTTCGAAATGGATACTCGAACTCGCAAGCTTCGACATTCACAAGATCGTGAATCCAGAAGTAAACGGTGTAAGTTACCAAGACGGAAACCAAAAGGGCTATTACAACGTAAAAGCTTACGTTCTTCACCGTGATGGTTATAAATGTCAACGACGTGGTTGTAAGTCAGGTGATCGTAAGTTGCACGTTCACCACATCATCTGGAAGTCCAAAGGCGGAACCAACGAACCAAAGAATTTGATAACGTTATGTTCGGAATGTCACAGTGAACTCCACGATGGTGTATTCGAACTTAAAGGTAGACGGTCGAAAACTAAGCATGCAACTGAGATTGGAATTATCAAATCGCAACTCAGGAAGGGTGATTGGGAATTCGAAGAGACTTTTGGCTACATGACGAAGTGGAAGCGGGAGCAAGTTCTTGAACTTCCCAAGTCCCACGTGAATGATGCCGTAGCCATTTGCTGCGCAGAAGGTGAATTGGTTACACCTAGACGAAATACCTACTTCAAAAAACACGTAGCAGCTGGCGACTATCAGCAGACCAAGGGTAAACGATCTCATCTTCGAATCCCTACCGGCAAACTTTTTGGTATACGAAAGTTCGACTTGATAAGTACGGCTAAAGGAATTGGATTCGTGAAGGGGAAGAGATCAAGCGGGTACTTCATGATTTCAGATCTAGACGGGAACGTTATCCACGCTTCTGTGAATATCAAGAAAGATTGTTGTAGATTAGCTGCTAGAACCACAACTCTGATCGAAGAAAGGAAGGACGTTTCATCTCTAATTTAAAAAATTAGGGGTCTACGTCAAAGATTTGTTAAAAAAAGTTACAATGAAGGTTCCCTATTGGTTCGAGCTTCTAGGGTCTAAGTACGACAAGACGCTCGCTAAAGAACTCGACGTTCCGATAGCTCATATTGCAGGTGTACGCGGCGCTTTAGGTATCCAATCCTATCGTCAAGAAAGACTTAAATCAGGATACCTACTCCCTGCGATTCGATGGAAGAAGTACCTACGATTACGTCGGCAAAAGATTCCACAAGAGTTTTGGCCCAGCGCGCTTGGGTTCATCCCCAAACACGGCTTGACAGCGGCTGAATGCATGGAAGAGTGGTTGTTCTGCAATAGAAAAGGTTTGTACTACAACCCACGCTTTGCTCAAAAGCCAAGGTTGCGACGCAAGGTTTACAAGGCAAAAGCATCACATCGAAAACACCAAGCGCCGAAGGGCGACGCGTCGCTAGATCTCGCCGAACGCGATGATGAGACATTCAACGTCGGCGACGTCTGAACGAACGCTACAATATCCACGAAGGAACACTCCATGAAACCTTGGATTCCACCCGAGCAGATCTGCCGTCTTGGCGTCATGTGTATCGACCCCGGCTTCGAAGCTGGTCTAGCCGTTGTATCGCTCGATGGAGCGGAACCGAAAATCGTCTACGTCGACGCCTTGAAAATGGAAAAACAAGCCAAGAAGAAAAAGATTCTCGTGGCGGACGATGATTTCCAACGCGGCGCCGGGATCTGGCGTTGGTGGGACGCGGTGTACCAACAGATCGGAACGCTGGTTGCCGTGTGCGCCGAAACGGGCGCTGGCGGCCAAAGCGCTTCCGCCGTCAAGGTCATGTCCTACGCCAAAGCTCAAGCTGGCGACTTTGCTTTGGCGAAAGGAGTCCCCTTCTTGACCTCGAGTCCGCAAGCGTGCAAGAAAGCGGCTACGGGGCGAAAGAACGCCTCCAAGGAGCAGGTGTGGACCGCTATGATGGAGCTACACCCGCATCTGCATTGGAGTCGCTTTCCGAAGTATCTTCTCGACGAAGCTGCCGACGCGTGCGCTGTGTGGGAAGCTTGTAAAAACGCAACCGAAATTCAGATGGCAGTCAAATTCGCAAAGCTGTAGGAGTTGATCGTGTCTAGTAAAAGTTCCAAGACGCTGATGAAGCGAGCCGGTAAAAAGATCGACAAACAAAAGCAAGACCAGCGCGCCGCCGAAGCCGCCGCGAAAAATCGTCATGCAACAATGACCGATCTCAAGAAGGTCAATGATGAGTTGCGAACAACCAACATGCGCTTGGCTGAGCAAGGGCAAGCCCTAGCGCTCGTGAAGTACGTGCTCTGTACGAAACTCGGCGTCACCGACGAAGAACTCGCCGATAATTTACGGGCTATGAAACGTAGCGACGCGCTTCATCGGTTGAATCAGCTCAAGGGAATGGGCGTCAATAGCGACATCATGAAGCAGCAGTGCCAGCAGATGGGTTTCAACGCGTCTGATTTCCCGATTATCTTCGGCGATACGAAGAAAGAAGTAGCTACCGATGAGTAGACAGCCTAACGATTTCCCGAAGAGTTATTTCAACGGCGGCGCCAACGTCGGGGCTGGTAAAAACCCTTCGCTCATCAACCTACTCAACGCGGTCAATCGCGGGTTTTTCGACGGCGTTATTTCGGTAGACGACGCCAAGCCGACGATCGATTTTCTGTTCAAGGCGCAGTGTCCGTTCGGCTCCGGCGATCTGCCTGGCCGGTACTTGATCAACCTCACCATCCACGACCTAAACGACGAGAACGTCTATCCCGTATCGGAACGTGCTACCTTCGATAAGACGGCTATTATCGGTGAGATCATCCAGCAAAAGGGACCTAAGATCGTCGCGCTCACGAATGAATCGGGGCAGTTCGGCGGTAGTATATTGCTGAAAAAGAGCAGGTCCGTCAACGCTACGCTCTGCGTGGTGGCGTCGAGCTGCGTGGATCAGGGACGAGTTTTCATTGCAACGACAAAGACGCGGCTTCTTCAGCAAGTAGTTTCCCACCCGTTCGTGTTTTCGAAACCTTGATTTTTAACCGCTCTTGGCTTGACAAGCTCGTTCGAGATCCTTTGATTTCGGACGGCGCGAAGCTCACGCTGATCGCAGCCGTGCTCAACGGTACCGACGACGATCAAATCAAGATTACGTACAAGCAACTCGCGACGCTACGCAACCTTTCGGAAGAACGGGTCTCCGAACAGGTGCTCGAGGCTACGGACCGCGGTTGGCTGTTCTCTAAACCGGGCGTCCCAAGGGTAGCGGGCGTTCTTACGGAGCCAAAAGTTGAGCCCAAAAAACCCAAACGAATCGTTAAAATCGACCAACCAAACTACGAAGACGCGCCGGTTCGTAAGTGGGGCGCAAAACACTTCGTTTCATTCTTCGTAGACCTGATGGAAGAACGCGGCGAGATCATGAATCTTTCACGGGCGATGCTGGGCCGTCGCCTCATGCAAGATGGCGTTCAGAAGTTACGCCGGTACGATCGTTCCAGTGTCAATCCGAATATTCGGTACCGCAAATATCTGATCTGGGCGGTCAGGAACAAGCCATTTTTGGGCGATCGAATCCTTCGCGACAAGCTTGCGATGGAAACGTTTACCACTGAAAACGCGCCTGAATTCGAAAATTCCGACAAGCCCCAAACTTTGCAGCAGCAACTCGACGGGTTGGCGGATTAAAATGGCGCGTGTCGTTTCCATCAAAAGCTCCAACCGGAAGTACACGCCGGAAGAGCTTGACATCGTTCGAAACGTACCGATCGACAGGCTCCTTGAGCGGCTCGAAGTCGAAGTACTGACGTGGCGCAAGAGCGCCGGTTACGTTACGGCGTGTCCGTTCCACCCGCCCGATCGTAGTCCTTCGTTTGCTATTCAGAATCAAGGCGACCCCCAGAAAATCGGCCGGTGGAATTGCTTCCACGGTAGCGCGGGCGACCTGTTTGATTTTGTCGCGGAACTGAAGGAGATCAATCGAGAGTCCGCCAAAGATTTGCTCGTTCGGTGGTTCAAGCTTTACCGAGTTCCCGCGCCAGATATTGACGAACTACTTAACCGCCTGAAGGAAAAGAAAGTTCGAACGGTTGATTCAATACCCCGCATTCCTTTGCCACGTACGTGCGACGACATCGAACCGATCATCAAATACGTCATGACGGATCCCACTCGAATGAAGATGGGGTACAACCGCGATGAGATCGTACGTATCATCAACAAGTGGGGACTGAAGTTCGCTGACAGCGGCTACTACGCCAACCGGCTCATCGTTCCGATCTGGGATAAAGCTGGGAAACAGGTCTACTACCAAGCGCAAGCGGTCGACATGTCGTTGGTTGAACACCTACCGCCGCCGCAAAACAAGAAGAAGCTCTTCCCGGCAAAATCGCCGACGCCCTTCCACGTTCACAACATCCACAATATAAGTGGAGATTACGTCGTGGTGGTCGAAGGCTTTTGGGATATGGCGGCGCTGGACTACTGGGGCGTCCCAACCATCATGGCTGGACAAGCTCGGTTGTCGCCCGCGCAAACTTCACTTTTGGTCGAACACTTCAGGAAGGTTTTTGTTTGGTTTGACAACGACGTCAAGAAGAAAATCAACGCCGGCCAAATCAACGCCAAAAAAGCTTGTCGGCGACTGACAACCCGGTCGGTTCAGGCTTGGAACGTGGTTGGACCAGCAGGAATCGACCCCGATGAACTCGGAAGTAACGAAGCGGCGCGTCAAATTTTACGAACAAAATCAAACTATTACGAGCTTCGGCACGCCCCAACCGAAGATGATTTGAAAAAGAAGCTGCGGCGGTGAATTCTGAAAAGTTTGCGAGCCGCAAACTTTAAAAACCGCTCAAAATAACGCGAAAACTTTCTCGATTACGTTCTTGACTACTATCCCTGAAAGATATAGATTACTTCTCCAGGGAGACGATGAAACATGCCGGAACTTTGGGTGGCGCAACCACCAGATCTGTACGCTCAAGTCTTGGCGCTAGGTAACCTGTTCACGCGCCGACTTGATCTCGAAGACCAAGAAGATTTCAAGCAAGAGCTACTCCTCGAGATTTTCTCTAGGTGGCACGAGTTCGATCCGGAGCGTGGCGCGATGTCCAACTGGATCACCTGGCGCGCTCGGGGTTGTTACACCACGTTCAGGCGGATCGTTAACCATCGGAAGTACAAGCAAACCAACTTCGAGTTCGACAACGACGACGTAGAAGTTGGCGCCAAAAACGAAAACTGGCTCTTCTACCGCGCCCCGGAGTCGTTCTACAAAGAAGACGGAATGATCGACAAGGACAAGGGCGTCCAACTCCTTCGTAAGATGATTCCGTTTTCAGAAGACGAGCTGCTTGTCCTAGAAATGAAACTAGATAATCGAACGCTCGCTGAAATCGCGCTGACGCTACACGGCGTTCCCGATATCGAAATCGACGAGTTGGCTGAGTTATCGCCTAATCGCTACGCCAAGATCTCTTCCGGTGGAAGGTACGCAGTACCCCTGTGCGATCAAGTGCCGGACGAATTGTTAGCTGAAGCGCGACGCGTTATTTCCAGCGCTCGTCGGAAGCTCAAGGCCGCGCGAGCTATGGCCAACGGCATTACGAAACCGAACGAGCCTGTCGAAGCGATGGTTCGACTACACATCGAGCGAAAGATACCCTTCAATAACACCTCGTTCAAACTTTCGGCGCCAAGCCAAGGTACCAAGAATCTGAACGGCATTCATGGCGTACAAGAAGCAATTGCACTCAACTACGGCGCAACGACGCTTCGTGAACGCCTGAATTTCGAGATCGAAATTCCAACGCAACGGCAAAAGATTGCGTGCGAGTTTTGGGAGAAGTACGGCAAGTTGATCGCGCGATGCTCGAGTATTTCAGTAGACGACGAAGCGGCACCGAATCGACTCATCGGCGTTCTTCCAAAAGAAGAAGCGGTTGCCGATGTTCTCATGGGTCTTACAGTTACCGAGAGCATTCGGCGAACTGAAAAGATTCGCGGCTCAGCGAAGTACAAGCCAACGCAGAATGATTTTGCCATGTTGGTTTGGAACCTACAAAATCAAGGATTGTTGAACGGCCCGGCGTTTGACGGCGCCATTGAAACTTGGCGCGAGAGGCTAACGAATGGAAAACGTAAAGGTCGTCGTCCACGAATCCCCCAACATGTTGCGGTACGATGATTTCATCTGTTCGGAATGTGGTGAGATGTACCTGGAAGAATTGTGGCGTCGTAGCGAAGGGCCGCCAAGCTGCCCCGAGTGCAAAACGCCGATGACCACGATCCCCGGTGGCGTCTACCACATGAGCCAAGAGGACTGGAACGCAGCGCACCGGCCTTCCGGCATCAAGTGGAAAGCAAACGCGGCTACCCGCGCCGCGGTCCTCAAAGGCCTTGAACGACGGAAGCAACGGCTTGGCGGTACGGGCTCGCTCTAATGACAAACTTGTCTCCGAAATACGACATCCGCCCGTGCGGTTTAGAAGAAGTAAGAGACTTATGCGAGCGTTTTCATGGCTACCACTCCGCGGGGAATAACGCCACCTATGCCTTCGGGGTGTACGAAAACGACAAAATAGTTGCGGGTTATGTATGGCAACCTCCTCCACCCGGCGCCGCCCGCGCCGTATGCCCCGAAGCGCCCCGGGGGGGTATTGGCATTAAGTAGAATGGTGGCTGTCCCAAAGACGGAACGACAATTGAATCACATCAGTAAACCACTACGACGGCAAATGAAAGTGCTGATTAATCGCGGACGTTGGCCGGTACTCGTTACGTATCATGACGAAGGACAAGGGCACACCGGGCACGTTTATAAATGTTCAGGTTGGGAATGCACCAAACGGAATCGTAGACCAATTTACGAGACGTTAGATGGAGCTAGAGCTTCGTCGTACAGCAACGGGCGTCATGGCGGTCGAGACTTGATTCGGGTCGGGCATACATTTCTACACAGGTGGGAACACTGGGTTTGTGAACGCGGTAACGCAAAAATTCACATGGAACAATCGGGGTGGGCACGAGTACCGATTCCGGGGAAAGTTTGGAAGTCTGGAAATCAAGCTTATACCTATCAATTTGTTCCAACAAACGATTCGAACAGCTATAATTCTCCATCTAGAAAAAAGGTTCACGGAATGGACGACATCGATAAACAAAAGCTGCGGGCGTGGGCCGTCGACAACGGTGTTCGTATCAAAGAACAAAACGGCGTCCGGTACGTCGATCGCGCGGTCACCGTTCAGTTCGATTTCGCAGCGCCGGAAGATGGGTGGAGCTTCCCGGTTGGTGCGCTGAGCGGTTTTGAAGAAGCGAACGTCGAGTTCATCTCGCTGTTCGTCAAGGATTTCAACCGCCGTATCTGGACGACGCCTGAACGCGCCGTCAAAGTAGCGATTAGTCGCCCCAAGGCTGAGGTTGTTCCGCAGTTTGCTTGGACAAGGAACCCGCTCGAGTTCCGCGCAAAAGACGAAGAGTTCGTTCACCTTCACGTTCGTTCCGACTACTCCTACCACGAGTCGCCTACCAAAATTCGTAACTACTGCGAAAAAGCGATGCGGCTTGGGCAGCCCGGCGTAGCGATTACAGATCGAAATCACATCCTTGGAACGTGGGGTTTTCGTCGAGAGTTTGCGAGCCGCAAACTTTTCGGAATTTGCGGCGCAACCGTAAACGTTTCGCCCGACGCCGTTGAAAAGAAGCTCACCGACAACCACGAATTAGTTTTACTCGCCATCAACGAGACGGGTTGGAAGAACCTCCTGGAGCTGCTGAGTAAGGCTTGGCAGGAGGGGTTCTACTACGTTCCGCGCGTTGACCACGCAATGCTCGCTGAGCATAGCGAAGGGCTCGTTTGTTTGACCGCCGGTCTTCAAGGACGTGTCTTACAGAGCTTCGCGGTCGGCGATGAGATCGACGCGGAAGGAGAGATTCGACGTCTTCGGAAGATCTACGGTGAGCGGTTATACCTTGAGTTCGCGCCGTGGCTTGACGACGATGGTTTCGCGGCGCAAGGCATGGCCGCGATGGCCGAGTACGCCATTGAAAACGACTTGAATGTGGTGGTAACCGGTGATGTTCAGTGGCTCAACGAGTACGACACCGACATCGCTAGATTGGTTCGTGCGGATGGAAGGCAAAAGCGACTCGTTGTAGATCCGGAAAGCTTGGTTGATCCAGCGCTCAAAAATACCGACCCCGACGAATACAAAAAGGCGATGGAGTTGGCGATTGATCGCGTCGAACCGGAGCAGTCACCGACGCATCACTTCACCACAGCAGCTGAATTACGCGACCTGTTTGAAAAGCACCACCCCGGTATCGACTTCAATATTATCGACAAGGGGATTGCCGCCACGCTCGAGATTCGCGACCTATGTGAAGAGTACGAGCTGGACAAGAGCTTCAAGTTCCCGGATGACACGTCTGGAATCGATCCGATCAAACAGTCGCGTAAACACCTGGAAGCGAAGGGGTTGCTGGACGACGACGTCTATCGTGAACGTTTCGAGATGGAAGCGAAAGTCTTAACGGAACTTGGGTACGTACCCTATTTCGCGTTGTTGAATACGCTAATGACTTTCATGAACAAGGAAGAAATCTTCCGCGGTCCTGGTCGTGGTAGTGCAGCGGGAAGCTTGATTGTTTACGGTTTGGGTATCACGGACCTTGACCCAATAGAGCATGGTCTTTACTTCGAACGCTTCGTTAATAAGGGCAGAATCGGACTTCCAGATATTGACCTAGATTTACAACATGACCGTAGAGAAGAGGTGTACAGGTTTATTACAGAACAGTACCCTCACACCGCTAATATCCCAACCGTCTTGACAATGAAGGGTAAGAGTTCAATCAAGTGCGTATTCCGCGCGATGAACCTTCCACTTCGTAAGGCTGAAATTCTCTCGAAAGAAATCCCCGATCAAATTCAAAACGCTCCACCCAATAGTCTCGTCGGAAGTCTACAAACAGCTCAAGGCATGATTGAATTCATGAAGCAAGAGCCTGTAATCTTCGACATGGCGATGCGGCTTGAAGGGTGTATCTTCGCGCAGGGTAAGCATCCCGCTGGCGTTGTGATTAGCCCTATCCCGCTCGAGTCCAATATCGGACTGATGACGGTTCGAAAAAAGGGTGAGGTAGTCACGCTTGTCCAAGCGGACATGGGCGATACCGACAAGATGAATTACATCAAGATGGACCTTCTTGGTTCGTCTACTGTAACGGCCGTCGGTAAAGCAATGAAGACGCTGAAGCCTGAACTCACTTTTTTGGAACAGCACGAGTGGTTGTGTAACATCTCGCTTGAAGACGAGGGCGTTATCAAAGCTCTTGCTCGCGGTGATACGAAATTATCATTTCAATTCAATAGCCACGTTATGCGTCAAACGGCACAAACGATTGGGGTAAAGGGTTTTAATGACGCGGTAGCGCTCAACGCTATCGTCCGTCCTGGCGCTGCTGCGTTTATCGACTCATACGCTAAAGGTGATTATAAACCGTCAGAGAAAGCTCTATGGCCTATCGTCGAGGAAACGCGCGGAGTTATCCTATACCAAGAACAAGCCATACGAACTACTGCTGAGTTAGCTGGTTTCGATTTAGCGTCATCTGACTCACTGAGAAAAGCCATCGGGAAAAAATTACCCGAACTAATGCGGACGCTTGAAGGGCAATTCGTAGAGGGTTGTATCAAAAACGGAATCACCGAAGATTCAGCCAAGAACATTTTCGAGGCACTTCGTGCTGGAGCCAACTATTCGTTCAATAAATCCCACTCAGCTAGCTACGCCCTATTAGCTTTCTGGACGTTGTACTTATACGTTCATTATCCCGCCCACTACATCGCCGCGTATCTGAACGCCTACCTCCATAAGAAGGACCAGATCCTGACCGGTCTCGAGTCCATTCATTACAACGGCGTCGAGCTTCTACCGCCCGATCTCAATGATTTGCGATACGAATTCCGCGTCGTTGACGACAAAACCATTCGACTGGGCGTCGGCTGCTTGCCCTACGTGAGCGAAAAGACAATCGACGCGGTTCACGAAGCGGTCAAGGAACACAAGAAACCGTTGACGAAAACGCTAGAGAAAAAGCTCGCCAAGATGACGGACGACGAGCAAAAAGAATTCCTGGCGCAGCACGTCTACCCAGAAGGTTTCCAGGGATTCAAAGACTTCCACGAACGCGTGGCTGGCCGGTACGCCAACAAACGCGCCAAGAAATCGTTGGCGTTGGCTGGTACCTTCAGTTGCTGGACGAATCCCCGCGCTGCTGTTCACGTCTTCGAGGAACAGCTAGAACGAAAAAAGACGTGGGACGAAGAAGAGTTCGTCAACTACGTCGCCCCCAAGGAATGGACGCTCGCGGAAAAGGTTCGTGCCGAAGCTGAGGCTTTCGGCTTCACGCTCACGAACCCGATGAGCGAACACATCAAAGAGCTGAAGGGGAAGGGGTGGCGCCCCATACGGCTTCTGTCGCCATCCAAGGGCGACAAGCTTACCGGCGGCATGATTCGCGCTATACGTGTCTGGACGCCCCAGGGTGAAGACAAACACGGCAATCCCAAGACCGAAATGTGCAAGCTCGACATCGACGACGGTGAAGGCGGCGGCGAGGTTTTGATCTGGTCATCGAAGTGGCCTGAGATAAAACCGATGGAACTGAAAGTTGGCGATTTCGTTTTCGTCAAGTGCTACATACTCAGCGACGATCAAAACACCGTAGCGGTAGGCGACAAGGGATATGTGAAGTACATGACTGTCTTCTACGAAGATAAGGAAAACTGATGGGGCGAACCGTAGAAATGGTAACCGACACGACTGAAATCCGCGTCGATCTGATGATGAACATGTTGTCAGATATTCTGACACGCACAGCTGAAGACGAAGAGCCCGATCCTCAAGATGAATACCTCGTTGAAGCGCTGCAAGCCATCTTAGGAATCTTGGCGAAATACCAGACCATCAGCGAGGCGGAACTCGGCGGCGCGCACCCGCAAGAGATCGAATACGACATGGCGCAGCTCAAGGCTTGGGCGCCCCCGATTGGTATCGCGGGTATCAAGGCGAAGACCGCCGTCAAGTACCTTCAAGGACGCGGCCGACGCGAAAGCTCGCAAGCGGTTTTGAAGGAAAAGAGCCGACTGGAAGGCGTGCAACAAAAATTCGTCGCGGCGCATGGCGAATATATCAAGAACAAGATCAAGGGCGGATATGAGATGAAAGCGGCTGAAGCTGAGATGAAAGCTGAATGCTTGGCGCAAATCGTTTCTGACTCCGACGGTCTGTGTCAGGTACTTAAACGCGTTCACGATCGCCAAATGCGAGAATACACAATGACTCATTAAGTTGGGTCGCTATAATCTTCACCGCAACCAAGGAGAAAATTCAATGAACAAGGAACAAACTGACGGCTTGCTGACCCTTTTGACCGACCTGGCTTCAGGTATCAAAGACCTCACTGGTGAGGTAAAAGGTCTCGTTGGCCGTAGCCGCGTCCGGTCGATTCGTACCGGCTATTCTGACAAGGTGGCTTTCGGAACCAAGGATGCCATTCTGTCGGTTCAGCTCGGTCGGGAACTCCCCGACGACATCGACAAGGCGCAGTGGTTCGCCGAATACAATAACCTCAAAGACGCAACGTGCAAGCTCGTCAACATGTGGGAAGCTGAGCTTGAAAAAGAAGTCGCTGAAAAGGCGAAGGAGTAATCCATGGGTCGCAAAGTCACTATCGTAGAATCTGATTTCACCCTTCCGATCGAAGATGAGTGGTATTGCGCCACGCTGACCGAGATCCAAGACGGCACGTCCAAGTACGGCGCCAACTGGAAGTGGATTTTCGAGTTGTCGGTCGCGCCCGACGAAGAGGAAGCCGACAAGCTCAACGGCTTGAAGCTCAACGCTCTGACGAGTGCCGCCCCGTCGCTGAAGAATTTCTGCGGCCGTATCATTCGCGCCCTGGAAGAACTGGGTACGGACGAATCGCTCGGTAAGTCCATTGACGTCGATGAGTTGATCGGCATGCCTTGCGAGATCAAGACGACCCACAAGGATTCGACGCAGGGCGGTAAGTTCGCCAACGTCACGTCGGTCCGTACGCCCACTGGCCGCACCGTCGCCACCCCCGCTTCCGATTGGGGCGGTAAGGATGGCGAGAAGAAGGCTGCGCCGCCCAAGGACGAGAAGCCTGAGCCGCCGCCGAAGGAAGAAGCCGCGCCCCCTGTTGAGGAAGAGAAGAAGGAAGAGAAGAAGGAAGAGAAGAAGGAAGAGAAGAAGGCTGAGCCGGCTGCTGCACCAACCAACCCGGTTAGTGACCCAGCATCCGACATCCCATTCTTCGCTCAGCTAAGTCCCCCCGGAGAGTTCTTCCGCGGTGATTTCAATCTCGCCTAGCTCTCTTTCTGTAAATACTCGTCACGACCTACTTGACGAGTTAGCTCATACCTGGTAAATTCCCACCATGCACATTGTTCGCGCACTCATCGAAGACTTCCAAAAGCACAAACGGCTTGAGCTTTCCCTATCACCCGATACGAATGCAATCATCGGATCGGGTGACAAGGGGAAGAGCGCGATTATCCGTGCGATCAAGTGGTGTCTGACCAACCAGCCAGACGGTGATGATTTCGTACGCTTCTGGTATGAAACCGACAAGGACGGCAACGAGAAGAAGCTGCTGTCGAAGCGAACGTGCGTAGAGCTTGAACTGTCGACCGGTTACATCATTCGACGGATTCGCACGCCCAAGACCAACAACTACGAAGTGGTTGACCCGAAGGGCGAGAAGACCGTTCTCGCCAACTTCCGAAAGTCTCTTCGTAAGGGTCAGCTCGTACCTGATCTCGTACTCAACGCTACTGGTGTAGGTACCATCACGCTGGGTGAAACCAAAAACGTTTGCGTTCAGATCCAGGACCAGCACGACGCACCCTTCCTCATTGGCGGCATCAGCGCGCCCGCACGGTGGCGCGCATTTTCCCATCTAGCGGGAACTGAAGCGGCCGACAAAACGGTCTACTCGTTCAACTCAGAAATCCACATCGCCGGCCGTGAGATCAAAGCCAAAACGAAGAGCGTCGAATCCGATCGCGTTGAGCTATCTACTGAAAAGACAGCGCTCGCGAAGGTGGAAACCCTTCATGATCAACTCGCGGCGTTACGCGACAAGGTCAAAAAAGCACAAGAGCTTCGCGACGCCATCGATGACGGCATCCAGAACGGGATGCGCGTCAACCAGGAGTTGCAAGCGAATCGAGTACGCGTCGCCAAGGAACGTGAGTACGCAGAAGCGCTCGTAGTTTCACAGAAGAAGGCGCAAACAGCACTGGAAACGTGGCAGGCGCTTGGGCGGCTCAGTAGCAGTTACGAACAAACGGATCGAGCTATAACCGCGCTGACGGCTGAGCGACAAACTTTGAGACCGGTAGCGGCTTTGGAATCGCCCACGCTACCTATCATCCAAAAGCGTCGGATTGATGATTTACTCAATCGTTACCAATCCGTTATCGAACGTGGTGATGACACGGGTCTCGCGTTGAAGAGCGCTAGCGCCATCGTCGAACTCAACGAAACAAAACCAGACGTCGAACTCTTTCACCAGCTTTGCACGTTAACGGAAAAGGGAAAACAATGGCAGCAAAACGAGGCGGACGAAAAGTCACGTTTGTCGAAGACGAGCCAAGAGGTGGCGGACGCCGAGGAAAGCCTGCTAAAGGCGCTGCAACAAGCCGCCCGGTGCCCAAGGTGTCGGCAGGACACGACGACGCTGACCCTCTCCTCCTGTACCTGACGGACCTGCACTTTTCGAAAGAAAGTTCCAGGTATCGTATCGGCGATTTCGTCGGCGACCTGTTACTGAAGCTTCAAGAAGTTGGGAAACTGATCAAACGCCACAAGGTTCCTTTGGTCGTCATTGGTGGCGACCTCACCGAAGGGCCGATGGTCAGTCTCGAGATGGGCGACCGCGTCCTGGACGAGCTGGAATCGTGGGGCGTACCGATCTACGTCACCGTCGGGAATCACGACGTGTTTGGTAACCAGCTCAAGACGTTGGATAGCTCGTGGTTGGGCCACGTTTTCCGACGCTCCAATGTCATCCATCAGCTCGATAAAATCTACGTCGGCGACGTGTGTATTTGGGGCGTTCACTTCAACACCGGCATTGAGGAAGAGCTGGCGGATCGCGAACACAGCACGAGTTCTTCAGAGTTGTTCTACCAAGACGACGAACTCTTCGATCCAGAAGGAAAGTCAACCGGCGAGTACGACCACAAAAAGATCGCCAAGAAGTTGATCGAAGTGGTTCACGCTATGGTCGTTCCGGGTGGAATGCATCCCAACGCTCGCCAGATCGATCCGGATGACTACAAGACGCAGGCGCAGCTCATTCTTTCTGGCGACTACCACCCCGGCTGGGAGGATGTTTACGAACGAATGGACTTGCGACGGTTCGTGAATCCGGGTGCGTTTGCTAGGCGAACCGTATCCGATTCCGATTGCATGCGCCAGGTACGCGTTGTCTTGGTTCGATACAATCTCGACGTGGAATTCCTACCCATCACGTGTATGAAACCTGTCGAAGAAGTTTTCGATCTGAAAGCGTCGAAAGTCGCCAAGGAAAAAGAGAAAGAACTCAACTCGTTCATGCAAGAGTTGACGACTGTCACCACCGATAAGGTGGACGTTCGCGAACGCGTGGTTGAAATCGCACAAGAGCAAAAAGCACCGGCAAAAATCCGAGATAACGCCTTGGAACGGCTCGATCGTTTCATCGCTGAAGGAGCGAGATGACCGATACCATCGAAGAACGACTGAATGCCATCGACCAGGAAATTGCCAACGCCAAAGATCGCGAGTCCCGCATCAAGGGTAAGCTCGAAGAGTTGGACAAGGAGAAGGGGCGAATCCTTGCTGGCTTCGAGAAGATCGGCGTCAAGCCGCAGGAAGCCAAGGCGAAGCGCGACGAACTCGAGGCGGAAATCGTCGGTTGGCTGAGCGAAGCTGAGAAGACGGTGGAAGCTAGTCAGGCAGCCGACAATGGTTGATGAACCAACCGTATTCATCGGCGAGCCCGACGAGATTCTTGTGCAGATGGAACACCCGCTGGCGTACTACAAAGAGCGGGGTTCGGAGTACGTTACCGGTTCCGTTTTGCATGGCGGTCGCGCTTACCGCTTCGGTCTACATACCCGCTCAGGTATGGCAACTTCGGTTTGGGACGGTAAGGAGTGTCTAGCCGACCGTAAGGACGGCAAAGAAGCTATCATTGATTTGGTAGGCTATGCGGCGCGACTCGTTGCGCAAAAACTGAAGGAGATGTAATCATGTGCACACAATGTGGCTGGGAAACGTGGCTCGAAGACATAAATGATCTCGTCGGTCGAATCGAAGACTTGCCCGAACGAGCCGAGAGCTTTGCAAGCGGCGTCCAGGACAAGGTCGGCAGCATGGCGGCTTGGGTCGAAACCAACGAGCACATCACGGATCCGATGAAGACCGCAATCGACAATATCGGGCGTGGTGTTTCTCGGTGGGAAAGCTAACGTTACCGCTCAGTTAACTGCTTGACTTATTTAGCCCTCATGGTACGATACATACAGAATTAGATGATTGATAACAGGGAGAGTGGTGGAACTGGAGATACACTCGAGTTTTAAGAACTCGCGCTCGATGAGATTGAGGGTTCGAGCCCCTCCTCTCCCACCAAAACCAAAAAGTTTGCACGGTGCAAACTTTTCAAAATTGCTCAAAACGTGAGCAAAAAGGATTGAAACATGACTGAATCAAAAACCCTAGACGTAACGAGCAGTAAGGATTTCAAGGACAAGATCCCCGCGGTCAAGGTGACCGGCGACCCCGATTTATTTCAGCTGATGAGTAAAGCGAGCCACGCCGAACAGGGCTGGATGAAATCTACCAAGGCGTGCGAGGTACCCGGCGGTTGCGTCGTACAGGTAACCACCCAACAGGGTGATCAGGTGGCCGAAGCCTTGTGTTTCGTGCCTGGTATCCAGATCGGCATGGATGAACAGGGTCGCCCCGCCTTCAAGTCGCTGGGTTAAAGCCATGCGTCAACACACTGACTACGCCGTGAATCTACCGGTGGGTGAATACCGCGGAACTTTCGTATGCGTGGATTTCGAAATCAATCCGCAACCGTCTCTAATCTGGGTGTTCGACACCGAAGACGACCACCGAGTAACGCACCATACCGGGGCGAGCGAAAAAGCCCGTTCCATCATGATGTCGTGCATGAACGCTGAAACCGTAGCTGACGCCATTGGGTGTAAAGTACTTCTTGACGTGATTCATCACAACGACTGGGCTAGCGTACGTAGCGTCAAGATGCCTAGCTGAAAAATATCAAAAACCAAAAAGTTTGCGAGTTGCAAACTTTTGAAAAACTTCCCAACCGCTATAATTCCATCATGACAAACCAAGACCCAATCAAGCAAAGACGTGCCGAAGCGATGCTATCCCATTGCGGCAGCTGTTCAAATTACAACGGCGGCCATCACGGACCGTGGGACAACTACGCGTGCGGTGGTGATTTCACAATCGTTATGAAGTGGGCTAAATCCGTGATGGCTGGCGAGTTTAATCTTGAAATTCTCGCGCTGGAAGATCCGTACGACACATGTCCAGAAAGAAAGGTTCGAATCATGAGCGACCACAATACAGACCCCGATATCAGTGAAGAAACCATGCGCAAAGTCGAGAACTGGTTTACCTACCACTCGCCGACGCCAGATCAACTCCCTAAGTACAAGGAGATCTGAAACGCCGCAAAGGTCTTCGCCGAAGTAATTGTGCGAATGACGCCGGCTGGCTTTGACCAAGACGCAGCACTTCGGCAGCTGCGAATTTGTGTGATGACTTCCAATGCCTCCATCGCTTGCGAGAAAAAGTAGCTATGCAACCGATGCGTGAAATGCCGGACGGTTCTATCGAAGCTGGCGCAACTGAACCATTTGAATCTAAGCGTATGGCTGAGTTATTGGATGACCCCGACGTTCGTGAAGTTCGCGTTTTTCGTACGAAACCAAACCGCGTGCGGGCGAAGGTCAAGAAACAAAACAGGCGAAAGCAACAGCAAGCTTCACGGCGGAAGAATCGGTGATCTGGAAACGCCTACATCCTCACCAAGCTTTCGTCATCAACAACCGACGGTACTCGCACTACAAGGTGGTTCGACGAAACAGTGACAACACGACGGTCATTCAGTTCCGTGACGGCATGGTGATAACAGCGAGGTTGGCATGATCAACGACAACATCTGGTTTTTGGTGAAGAACGAGCTTTTGTTCGAGTACTTCCTTCAACACGACCACAACCTACTGTACATCGCCGAAAGGTTCAGGAACGAGATCGTTTGCGTTCTGAAAAACGGTGACGTCCGCGAGCATGTCGGTTGGACCCGCGGGGTTGAGTACGGTAGTCCATACGGACCTGGACATGAGGTGCCGTATTTCATCCCATGGTATGGTGACGTCATCTTCACAGCGGCTGAACTCGGCGGCGAGAAATGGATCTCGTGGATCGAGGAACAACGTAAGTATGGACAGCTACCATGAATCTCGACGACATCAAAGCGCACCTGCGTGCCAACCCGAAGGATGCTGAAAGGCTGTTCAACGACCTAACGATTGTCAGCCGGTGGTATGACGTCGCGGATTGCTACGACGACTGTGAAATAGAAACCTGCCCCAGGCCGTGCCCAGACGAAATCACCGTATTTAGCTCACGGATATATGGAGACGGTTTCGATAAGTGCTCAGCTGGGAAGAACGGCGACCGCTGGAAGTGGCGTGTAGGGCGCGAAAAAACCAAGGTCGAGGGTGAGGCACTCACCCTCGACGAAGCCAAGGCCAAGTGTGACGAAATCCTACGGGCAAACCCCAAGTTAATTTTGGTAGATGAGGACCCGTCATGAAAAACGAACCCATATCTTTCAAGTGTATGTGTGGCCTGAAGTTAACCCGCAAGTTGCCGGCTAGATGTCCGGCTTGCCGGTGTCACGTCAAATACGTCGCGGGCAGCAACGCAATCTTACATATGCAATTCACGCCACACCACACCGAGATGGGTCAGGCTATCGTAAAGGCCGCTGACAGCTGCGTGACCGGACTGAAGGCCCTCAACAAGGCCGTGAAAGAACGAGTCAATGCCTAAACCCACAACCGGTTCCCTATTCCCTTCATGCGGTGGTTATAACCTACACCCCAGGGCTAACGCACGAATCGCCACCTTCCCGTTGCTGTTCAACGACGACCCAGAGCTGAAGTGCTGGAACTGCGGTAGACGAGCCGAGAACGTCCTGGAACTTCGCGGAAATGCGCGTCACACCCTCGTCGGTATCTGCAACGTGTGCGTCAACTCCAGCACAAAACTCGTCAAGAAGTTGGTTGGAAAACGGCTGGAGGAAGGTACCCCATGAAAACGTGGTTCGTATACGTGTTGAGATGTTCCAAGGGGAATTCGCTTTACTGCGGCGTAACCAATGACTTGGGGAAACGGTTAAACGCTCACGACGATGGACCACCCAAAGGTTCCAAGTACGTTCACAGTCACAAACCCTTCGACCTCGTAATGTATGAAAGCGTGGATAGTCGATCCGCAGCTTTGCGAATGGAAGCGGCGTTCAAGAAGTTGAACAAAGCTTGGAAGGAAGCTCAAGTTTACGAGTACGTCAAGAAGCGCGGTCGCGGAGACGCTCGCCAAGATGAGCGTCAAGGGAAACTCTTCGCCAGCGTTGCGGGTGATGAGTGGCCCGTCACCAAGCTTGCCTACGATAAATACGAACGACCGTACTACATCACCGAATTCGATGAGGTAGCTTACTTCGATGGCTACCGCGCGTTTGCTGACGCCGTGATAGCCGAAGCTGAATTGGTAGATAGGAAACCATCATGAGTAGACCTAACTGGACTCAATACTACATGCGGATGGCGTACGTCGCCGCGTTACGTTCGACTTGCAAGAAAACCGTCGATGGTACGGGTTGTATCATCACCGATAAGAACGATCGCGTCGCTTCTACCGGGTACAACGGCAGCATCCCCGGCGCGCCTCATTGCAGCGACGTTGGCCACCTTTTGCTGGACAACCATTGCATTCGAACTATCCACGCGGAATCTAACGCCGTGGCGGATGCCGCTCGGAAGGGCGTCTCTATCGACGGCGGAACGGCGTACTGCATCCTACAACCCTGTAAAGATTGCCTGAAGCTCCTGGCTGCAACTGGAATCAAGCGGGTGATCTTCTCTGAAATGTACGTAGGAGAACATAACCAGGCTGAACAGCCCGAGTATTTTCAGCTTCTCAAAGATAGCCGTATCCGATTCGAACATATGCCTCGAGAAGTTGTATTTCACGACGACAGGGTTTGGCTCGGCGAAGACTTCAGTAGGGTTGGTGCCATTCGACCTTGGCTAATTGACGTCGTCGAAGAAACGAGCGAAGATAAACAGTTAGTTCCGTTTCCAGTCAGCGATGAATTCCAAGGTTGAGTAGACTATGATACACGCACCTTTGGAGGTGCTATGACTGAACCAAAAACCGGATTCGATCTTCCAACGATGAAAACGTTGTGGTTCCCCAGTCTACTGGGTTTCCTTAACTGTTTACCATCCACAATTCTCGTCTTCATCTTCTACATGGTGCCCATGTTATTCATGAAGCAGTTGAAGTTCGCAAAGTTTCGCGAAGACGACCCACATGTCAAGATCGTCACGTTCAGCATCCCGATGGAGGTGGTTGAAGGTAGCGATCTCGAGAAGCGGGCTTTCTGGAGTGCGATGTCGATGGGTGCTTTCGTGACGGCTCGAAGGGTAGACCGTCAAGTTGAACGTGAAACGTTCGCTAAGACGATACTCCACGAACAGTGCCATACACTTCAACAGTACATTTTCGGTAGTTCGCCGCTGGTAGCTTACGCCATCCCGTTGATTCTGTCGTGGTTTAATCCGGCATGGAGTATGCCGTGGTGGCCAGTAATTCCGCTGGTGTTGTTCATGCAACCAGTTATGTATGTGTTGTGCATTGCGTTCATTTGGTTGTTTATGAAGAACAAGCATAGCTACTACAACAACCCCTTCGAAGTCTGGGCTAGAGCGTTCGCGGGTGATTCGTACGAAGAAGTTTTCGTCACGAAAGAAACGTGGCAGCGTACGAACGTCGCCCGCGGGCGTGACATCAACGACAGATTCATTTGGTGGATGTGGCTATTGATTTTCTTACCTGTTGTTCAAGAGTACGGGAAGGTTTTGACCTAACCATGAAGAAGCGACTCCGAAAAAAGCTGCGATTCAAAGAGTTTCGAGAAGACGGCTTCAACCTGAAGTTCGAGCATGAAGAGACCGATCTCTATCTCTTTTTCGACGAATTCATTGAGTTTGTCGAGTCGCACAATATCGGATTCGGTGGCGCGTGCGGGAACATCTGGAATGGCTTCATAACGGCCCTCGGAAGAGGAACGATGACACGGTCACACCAGCAGACAATTCGTGACTGGCTGGAAAACAGAGGAACTGTAAAAAATATCGAAGTCGGTCCGTTGATTGACGCATGGCACGGTTGGAACTAACTGGACGGTAACCATGGATCCTATCTACATCGCCGGAATCGTTGTCGTACTGCTCGTGGGAGCGGCTACAGGCGTGTTGTTCATCATTCCGAAGACCAGGCCTTACATCCGCAAGTGGTGGCCCGTGAGCGTCATTGTGGTGGTCACCATCCTGATTGCGTTGTTGTTTAGACGCAAGCCGGCTGAAATCCGTGGCAATGAAACCGGCTCGCTTGATGAATATGCCAAAGCCGCCAAAAGCAAGCTTGTCGAAGCGCAGATCAAGACAGAAGCCGCAAGCACCGCGGCGGATGTGAAAGAAGAGTACGTCAGCGACGAGCTGACGCGCATTAACCAAATCCAAGATCCGTACGAGCAATTTACCGCCAAGAAGCGGTTGCTCGACCACGTACGAGGCGAATAGCATGGATCTCTACCGCGAACGACGCCAACGAAGTATCTTCGTATCCGTTTTTCTTATCTCGCTTGTTCTAACGATCGTCTTCGCCTTCGTTACGAATGCGTTTGCTGCGCCCGGCGATAGCGAAGCTGAACCCGTCATGGATGGGTACGAAACCTTCCCCGTCGCGTTCCGCTGCCCTGACGTGCCACACGAGGCTCAAACGTGTGTACCGGGCTTGTGGTACTTCGGTTCGCTGATTGGCAGCTCGGACTACGATGACTGGATTGGAGCGCACGCTTCCTCCAATAAGTGGCAAACCAAATATGAGCTAAACTTTGAGCTGCTGGCCACCACCAAGGAATTGCTACAAGGAAACGTCGACCTCTACAAGGGCGAGGTGGTCAAGCTACGAACTGACCTGAACACCATGAGCAAGGTCATGCGTTGGAACTCAACGGTTGCGTTCGTGGCGGGCGCCATCGTGTTTACCGCCCTAACTGTTGCGTTGACTGCTATCATATACAAGACACGGAACGGCATCGAAGATACGGTGTCGGGCGAGAGTGGTATTCAGGCCCAGCGGCCGGTTCTAGGCTGGAGGTTTCCATGAAGAAGTTTAATTGGGGTGTCGTTGTCGTACCGGCCGTATGTATCACGATGTTCTTGCTTGGCGCGGCAATTGTCTGGATAAATGCCGTTCCGGCTCTAGCTGAACCCCTTGAGTACACCAACCCCTATGACTCCTACATCCAGGTCATCGCTAGCGATATCGACACCACAAAGTATAGCCCGCGGACCGGTAAGACGTGGAACAAGTGGTGCAAGGCAGATGAGAAGCAATGCTACTGGATCCCGATGATCGAGTGGGACGGTAAGGGAGCGCCGCCTGACGCTAGCTAATGAGAAACCGTATCCATCGAAACGAAGCCGTTGACTTATGATAGCGGCTGATTTAATAAACGTGGGTGAACAAGCCATCAACCGATACCTGGATCGCAATGGTTGCCCCGACGATACGTCGGTTCAGCAGATATCGGACTACGTCTTCGAACCGCTTAAAGACAACGCGCTCGTGCCAGACGACAACGACGCGGCTTTCGAACCCGTCACGATCCAACAAAAAGTAGGCGCTAAAGCCGCCATACTCAAAGAACTTGAATCCCTCAAGAAGGAAAAGTAGTAGTGCAGAACTATCGGCGTAAAGGTTTGAAAGCCCGTAAAGAAGCTCGTAAAATACGCCTTGATAAGAAGGCTCGCAGCGACAAAAAGAAGAAGAAAAAGGGTTAACCCATGTCCATCTCATCCGACCAACGACAAGTCATCGACATCATCCTGTGCGTTCTCGAGACCTGCAAGCTGCCGTCACCAGCTGCCTACGGCATGGTGACGGTTTTGGAAGACGGTGCCGGCGTCACGTATGGAAAGCACCAATCCACAGACCGGGCCGACAGCCTGGACGACATCTTGTGGCGGTACATTGACCGCAAGGGTGAGTACGCCTTCTCGCTACGCCCATTTCTGGATGAACTGGCTAACCACGAGACTTCGAAGTTCGACCCCAAGAATCTTCCGCCGTGGGTTACCCAACTGATGGAGTTACTCCACCAGGCTGGTAGCGATCCTATCATGCAGCAAGCTCAGGACGAGATCTTCGACGAGAACTACTGGGAGCCGGCATTCCGACAAGGCGTCGCGATGGGTATGAAGGAAGCGCTGTCGTACGCCGTACTGTATGACTCTTACATCCAGGGTGGGTTCTCAACTTGTCGGCGAAGGTTTGATGAGGTACCCCCTAACAAGGGTGGCGACGAAAAAACTTGGGTTGTGGCCTACCTGAAGGCTCGACGAGAATGGTTTGCTGGGCACTCGAACAAGTTACTGAAAAATTGCGTCTACCGGCCTGACGCCTTCACGATTTTGATTGAAGCTGGAAACTGGGAGTTGAGCACGCCGTTCACGATGCGTGGATTGAAGGTGGAGTTGTAATGCTGTTATTCGACAATTTCGAAACCAAGCAGTTTCCCGAAGAGCTTTGTACCATCGAAAACGTACACGAACCCGAAGTTCACGACTGTAACGTTCCGTTCGTTTGTGTAATTGTCGACGAACGTTTTTCTCATCAGTGTCGGATTGAAGTTCTCTTCCCCTACACAGCTAAAGATCTCGACTCAGACGAACTTCTGTATGGTTGGACAGACGGCGATCGATGGGTTGACCACAAAGACAAAACCATTCACCTCGATAACGATCGCGTCGTTGCGTGGATGAAGATCGATAAAGCCTTCAGTTTTCTGGAAGCGTTTGGCGTCGAAGGTGGGTGGAAGGATTGACGTTCACCCGTTCAGCACTTTACTTAAAACCACGGCAATTCCAGCTCCGCCACTACCACCGGCCGCCGCTATCACACCAGCGATATACCAAACTTTTTTACTGATTGTCTTTACATCATCTTTCGCCGGACAATTGATAGCATGATCTTGAAGTGCTTCGTTCGTGTCTTTTATTGATTGATTCGTATCTTTAACAACACCCTTTAATTCTTTGAGGTCACCGCGAATTTCTTTATGTCGTTGTTCAGCTAGAGCTAAATCACCCTTACGGTTTGCTTCGTCTAACTTTTCATGATCTCTAAGTTGGCGTTGGCTTACCGGGGAACTTCCGTCGCTAGTTTCAGCCATTACAGTTCCTTCATGACGCCCATGGGGGTACCGCGCCAATTCCTTGAGTCGGTCTATCGCGACGTTCTCATTTTCTCGAAAACGATCGTCGTCAGCTCGAATAAGCGGCCGAATCCACGAATCATCCGCGTCGTCCATGAAATCGCCAAGGTCGTCTGACATGTCACGATTTCACTTCGAGACGAAGGTAAGAGAAAAAATGATCCAGGCCACTTCAACTGCCTTGACCAAGTATTGTTTAGCTCTCCACACAGGTTCAACAGTACCATGGTTTCAATTTGGATTCTGGTGATTCGAGAAGGAAGCGGTTTACTTCTTGGGGGCGGGTCGCAACTTTTGTTCGACTACGCCGAGTGCTTTCTTGCCACCAGCGCTCCACATGCCGCTTGTGGTGAACCCCATCATAGCGGCGGTGTTCAAAGCGTCCACCCAACTGTTGCCGGCGATGATAGCTGACGCAAACTGAGCCGCAACGGCTACTCCGATAGAAATCCACGGCGAAGCGGCGCGCCACTTCGGATGCTTTTCGCTCGAGAATAGACGCGGCATGATGAAGATATTCCACACCCAAATCAAAATCATCAAAACTGCGCAGCTCACGAGTAACCAGTTTTTGTTCTGGACGCCCTCCATGAGCTTTACTACGGCAGTTCCCACGTCCGCTTGGGGTTGCTCGTGGGTAACTAGGTCGGTTGTGGGGGTTACCGAAGGAGTCGGAACGGTTTCGGCGGGTGCTGGCGCTGTCTCGACGACCTCTACGGCTTGGGTTTCGTTTGCAGGTTCTTCTACCGCAAAGGCTTGCCCGGCGGATAAGAAGAGCGCGAGAAGAAGGACGTGTATGGCATTTTTGATTTTCATAGGACTTAGGATAGCAGGTTTCCGGCTCGTAGAGTATCTGAGCGGCTGCGTGGGGAGTGTTAGGTGGCGTTAGAATATCATGGGTACCGTAGGAAGTTGGCGTGGTTTAGGGCGCGTCTGAGCACCATCCGCTGCGGGCGTACCACGCGCGAACTTCAGCTTTCCCATCTTCATTTAAATTACCTAACCTGTCACGCCAAAGCGTCACGGCGACAAGATCTAAGTTGCCCCACCACAACGCGTCGCACGAACAACCCCACACTGGTTTTTTCCAGCGTTGATGGTTTACGATCCAAGCGCCCTTTTCCCTTCCACACCGTGGGCACGGTACTATACGCCGACTTCTATCTTTCGGGTTTGTTACCGTATAACCTAGCCGCTGCGCTACCTCAATCAGATCAGCTTTGCGCGCGTCTAAGATCCACGCGTCGGTTTCTTTTAACGTTGGCGGAATCGGTAACGGATCTGGTTTGGTGTGTGGTTTCGGAACGATCGTTTCCGCGGACGTTTCTACCGTTGTCGCTTTCGGATTTGTTGGGCGACGTTTCCGTAGAATTGTTTTAGGCGGATTTTTCGAGTCAAAAGTTCTCATTTTTTGTCGCTTTCAAAAAGTTTGCGAGTTGCAAACTTTTTCAATCCGCTAATACTTCAAGTTGTTGCTGTAGGGTTTGACACCCTTGAGGCGTTGACCGCGCTAGCTCCCGATAGATTCGAATACGTTTGTTGGATTTAAAAAGATCTGTTAAATCACAACGAGTCGGACGAAATTCCCAATCATCCAGCTTCGAACCGTCGATAGCTTCGTAGAGTTCTTCCGTCGAAAAGTTTTGGCGAGCTTTCCGAACGATTGATTCGACATCTTCATCGAGGTGAGTGTTACCGTCTACATTCCAAACTTTTCCCCAGCGCATGAAGATCCTAGCAACCTCTCCATGATCTGATTCTTCGCTTAAAAGATCGCGGTGGGTATCATCGGATTTTAAGGTTTTGATAGTCACGCTATCCTTCCCTACGGCATTTTCTTTATTGTATCTTTGAGAGATAGTGCTTTCTTCTCTCTTCTTGTGTTGGTTCTTGGTGTTAGTTAAAGCGGTGTCGGTAGAACGGTGTTGGTTCTGTGGTACGGAAGGGGTACATGAAGGGATACCGGAAGGGATACCGGAAGGGATACTTCCGTTGATTTTACAAGCGCTCGGAATAAACGTTAATTCCTTGTAGTTACTTACGGTTACGAGAATTCCAAGATGAGCGCCAGAAGGGGTACGTGGAGGGGTACCGTAAGGGATACGCGAAGGGGTAAGCGAAGGGATACCACTTTTTGTTACCCGAGGATCGTTTTTCCCAAGCGGTTCAACCGTCCAGTCTAGACCATTCGCCGCCTCCATTAGCCACTTCTTGGCGGTGTGTTTTTGGCTAGCGCCGCTAACTTTTTGAAGCGTTGAGAGCGTTATTAGACAGTCACCAATCTTTAGGTCAACGTCAAAATCACCGCAACAACGCAAGCCGTCACGGTATTGCGTTTCCTGTAGAACTTTCAAGATTATCGCTGCAATTTTTGACGGTTTACCGGGCACTTCAAGCATACGCAAAAGGCTACGGGGTACGACTAATCTACTTTTGTCGGTGAGTATATCAGCTAGTTCCACGAGTACACCACCAGTCCCGGTAGCCCCGTGGTGGGCTACCGGGTAACTCGTAAACGTAAGCACAGCCGCGGCAAGAATGCCGCTGAAAGCCGTTAACGAGTCGAAGTCTGGTGTTGTGCATTACCGTGCTTTCCATCAACCTAGTTACCACGCTAAGATTGATAGAGAAATTTTACCGCTTAAGATTCTCCTCGTCAAACGCTATTCTTGGAAGTGGTATCTCGTAGAGATTATAGCGGTAGCTCGGTAGAGCTTGATATACCGAGCCAAATGAACAAAAAGTTTGCACCGTGCAAACTTTTTGTTTTGCGTCTAACTCGTCTACGAAAACCTCCAAAACCGCTCAAGCAAACACTTGACAGTTAGCTAAGTGTTGTGGTAAACGTTAGACAACAAAGCTTAGGAGGCTATCATGAGGAATTGGATTTTGATGATTGTGGTCGGAATGATCGGTATCGGATGCGCTACGGAGGGGGAGATGGACACGACGCCCTACTCTTCACTCGAAGAGATGTCAGACGAGGTTTTGCAGCTTCGTCTCGAAGTCGATCTCTTGAATGGTGACGTAGCTGATCTCGCGATCGTGGACGAGGAACTCGACATTCGTATCGACAGCGTGGAATCGACGCTGGTAACGGCCGCGGGAGCTATTCACTACACCGTTCATTACACTGATTTAGAAGGTAATGCCGACAACTTTGAAATTAGTGACGGATATGTCGAATACACATACGCGAACACGACCATTGAAATTCCAGACAGGGTAGTGATCTTAACGGACGACACGGAAAGCTACATCAACTGGGTAGTTTCGTATTTCGAAGTATCTTCTGGACCTAACGACATCGTGAACGTCGGAAGCTTGGTGGTGGTGGATTCAGAGCTTCACGTAGCCATTGAGGTAAATGGAAATCCGACGTGGAGCGAAATGGACGTGGCGATCATCCCACTTGTAGATTTCACCTAATTTCTACACGTCAAAAATACTCGCTGCGATACCCGTGTTAAAAGACGCGCAGTTATTCGCTTGCGCGACACCTATTCCATTATTCGCGCCGTTATTGTAGATGTCGTAACCCGCGCCTGGAGCCGTGACGTCTCCGCTATTTGTCGCCTGGTTCCCAGAGCACGCGTTATACACAGCACCGCCGATGATGTAAATTCCGTATTGACCAGCAAGCGTTCCGTTCACCGCGCATACGTTACCCGTGATACTTCCGTAATCACCGTCGTAGTGGATGCCATGAATATCGTTGTCGTTACAACTATTTCCGCTAAGTACACAAGTTGTTGTAGCGGTTGCTACAATACCAGAATTGTTTTCCGAACAACCATTACCAGTTACCGTACACTTAATGCAAGTGTTTAGGTTAATTCCTTCACCCGTGTTATTTTGACACTTATTACCCGTCAATACGTTATTGTCGCCGCCATTCAGGTTAATTCCGTGTCCACCATTCTGGTTGCTTCTGTTACCAGTTACGTCGCAGTCGTCACAGTTATTCAGATAAATTCCGTCGCTACCGCTTGAGGTAATACCATTTCCAACAATAGTGGATCTGTCCGAGTTATCTAACTGAATCGCGCGAGCACCAGCGTTAAGGATGATGTTGTTTTCGACGTGAATGGCGGTCCCGGCGGTAAACAAGATCGCGTCGTTGCCTGAACTTTCAAGGGTGTTGTTGATGATAGACAGCGGGCCGCCAGTGATCGCGCCGGTAATGCCGAATATGGTGGAGTCACGGACGACGTTTCCGTTAACGCTCACGTCAACAGCTAATAAGCCGGTTATGTTGATTCCAGTCGTACAACTCTTTATGACATTGTTGCTAATCGACAAGTCCTCAGCGCCACCGTACGTGTTACCGAACGTACTGATACCAGTCGCTGCACTATTGATGACGTTCCCTGAAATTACGGATTCGATCAGGTCGTCAATGAAAATGCCGGTCGAGCCAAGCGCCGAGAAGTTGATTTCGTTGCCGGTAACGGTGCACTGTTCATCCACGGCGCCCGCGCCGCCTAGGTAGATACCATAATCACCACCGCCCAAGTAGATCACGTTGTCGACGATACCGACGCCAACGTTTTCCGCACCACCAAAATCTAAGGTCTGAACACCGTACGCCGTACCGGCGATGAGGTGCGTGATCCCGTTGTGAGCAATACGCGAGTATGAACAACCTTCCAGGTGTACGTACGTGGAGTTTCCGCCGCCGGCAACGACATCAACCAAGTTGCAGTCGACGACTTTCAAGTAAGGGCTGTCTTCGGCGTGGACGGCGTACCGCAAAGTATTCTCGACCCGACAGTTGGATATCGTGCAGTAGCTGGAAGTCAAGACACGAATACCGGCCGCTAACGCGTTGATGACCGTCACGTCCTGGAGGGTGCAATGCGTCGAGTTGTCGATTGAAATCGGATACTCGGCCGCACCGTTCTCGTTGATGTACACATCCGCGACGATCGTCGACTGCGCGGTGTCCAGAAGAACCGCCGGTCCCGTCGTGATGTCGTACAGGTAGCTATCTTTCAGGCTCGAGTTCAAGGCGCTACTGCCGAATACGACCCCAGCCGTCGAGCACGAGCTGCTCGTCACGTCAACGTTCGATACGTGGATACCGGAACCGGCTGAGCTGATGACGGCAGCGCATACCTGTCCGGTAGACGTCACGCGCTCGATGAGGATGTTCAGGTCAGCCGCGATAACCTCGATACCGAAGCCCGCGAATCCGTCAACCTCGGTGTTTCGGATCGACGAGCTTTTGACGACGCCGGCGCCGAACGTGATTCCGTCGACCAGGGCGGTGATGTTGGCGTGATCGATGTGAAGATCCGTCGTTGTTCCGGCCGTGTGCTGGATACCGGTCTCCGACAGGTTGTCCGCCACGAGACCGTCGATACGCAATCTTGTACAAGCCGACAGCGAGAAGCCGTCACCCGCGGCGCCGACGCCGTCAATCACGGTCTCCGTAAAGATGGTGTCCGTGCAGCCGCCAACCGAAATCATCGCCGTTGCGTTGGTTAAGTTCGTACCCAATACCTCAAGTCCGCGAATCGTGACATTTTCGGTGTTCGTAAGCGTCAAGGCCGCGAAGTCACCCGCGGGTTCGATGACCGCGCCGGGCTCGAAGATGATTTCAAGATCCTCGGCAGCGAAAGTGGTTGTAGCCGTAACGATGTCCTGGATAGTGATCGCAATCGCTGGTGCGTAGGTACCCGGTCGCACACGAACAACGCCACGCTTCCGTACGATGGCGTAGTTGATGGCTGCCTGTAGACCGCTAACGTTTCCTTCGCCCGTGGTTCCCGAAACAATCACTTCGTTGTGAGTATCCAGCGTATTGAGCCAAAAGCGCCAGTCGCGGATTTGTGCGATGTTAGCGCCCACAACTTCAAAAAAAGCCAGGAGAGCTTCTCCAGGCGGGATTGCGGCGTTGGCGCTAACCGTTCCGGTCGAATCTACGGAGAGATAGTAGTCGGCGGCGACCCCGACGGCTACGTTACCACCGACGATACTGACGCGCTCCGCGCCAACATACCCAACCCAAGCGGTGTACGTTATGTTGGGAGTCCCGACACCGCCGGTAACGCCGCCGGAAATGGTTCCGTCAGAACGGCACTCGTCGATGAAGAGGTGGGCGTCCAGAGCGTCGTCTTCCGCGAACTCGAGCCGATCGTCGAGCGTGGTGTAGACCGTGCTGTAGACCGTGCTGTCACGCGCGTTGATGACCTCATGCGACGAACCGTACCCCGTCCAAGTTGGACGCAGATCTGTAATCATCGCTGTCGTGATGGTGTTGTCGCCACCTAGACGATCGAATTGAGCAATCGCAACTCGATAGTGGTAGTTACCCGATAACGCCGTGTACTCCAACAACGGCGCGGCGTACGTATTACCCTCATAGACGTGGATTTGCTGAATGAGCTTCAGTCGACGACAAGCCTCGACACCACCCGTCACGCCGACCATCGCGTGAAGCAAATCGGGATCTTCAACAGCGTTTTCCTCGTCGAGGTAAACGTCGAGATAGACCGTATCGGTACGAGCGCCAGCGGGCATGCTCGGCGCGACCATATAGTAGTCGTTCAACGAAGCGACCGCGAACATGCCACCGGCCGTCGTGATGGTGTTCGCTGTATTAGAGATGATAAGGAATCGAGTAACCAACCCGGCCTCATCCACCTTCGGAATCAGGTCTCGTCCAGCAAGCTCGCCCAAGCCGCCGTTGTCGGTAGTGTTGTAATCCGCGTCGACATCGGTCAGTACCGTGTCGGTGAGGTTCGTGTTGCGGTGATGAAGAAAATCCATCTGCGCAGCGGGAGCTGTAGAAGCGTCCGCGTCGAATTCATAAAGTTCCGGTATGACTGCAGTCATGCCGCCTAAGTAGTATCTACCAGCTCCTTCTTGCGTTCCGTCGCCACCGTTGATCTCGAAGTTATTGACGTTCGTCACGATGGTTGATTCATCAATCAAGAAGTGAGTCGCGCCGGGTGTACCGTCTTCAAACACTTCATGACGGAAACGACGAGTATTCTCGATCATGTTTCGCGAGTGATCGTTGAAATCAGCATCGACCCAAGGAATACGATCCGTGGGCTTGCTCTCCTGAAGAAGAGCGCCCCAGTAACGCTTGAAGGGGTCGTAGATATTCTTGCTGTACTGGCCGGTGGGAAGTCCCATTAAATTTCACCCCGTGGACACCTTGGATTTATCCATGGAGTCCTTTCTTCG